GAAGGCCTACTGGTCTTTCGGGGCCTGGGTCTCGGCCAGGACGCAGGGCGCCATGTCACCGGGGCCTTCGTCGCCGTCGTTCAGCGACGGGGTCGGGCCACCGGCCCGACCGGCGTAGCTCTTGCCCTTGTACTGGTCCTCGAAGACCTTGAGGGAGGCGTCGCCGAGCTTCATCAGCTCCCCCTTGTCGAGCGGGCAGCCGTTGTCGATCAGGGCCTCGACCCGGCGGGCCTTGGCATCCGTGGAGGCGTGCTGCTTGATGCGGTCGTCGACGATCTTGTCGAGCTGATCCATGGTCATGGTGATCTTGTCACCATCTTCGGACGTGGCGTTCTGAGCCGGGGGCTCGCCGTCGGCGTCGGCGTCGGCGTCGGCGGTCTCAGTGGACTCATTGCCGGCGTCGGCGTCGGTGGTTTCCCGGGTACTGGAGTCCTCGTTGGCAACCGGCTCCAACTTGTCCAGCTGGCACGGCTCCAGGCCCATCAGGAACTCCTGGTCCTCGTCGGTGAATCGGGTGGCCTTGTTGGCGATGAGGCCTTTGACCTTCGCTTCCTTGTCCATCTTCATTTCCTCGCTGTTGGTGGTTGACTTGATATCGACTGTGGCCTCATCGGCCTCGTCGGCCTTTCCCTCGTTTTTTACGTCGTTGCCCACGGGCACGTAGTTCGTGTCCTCGCGCACCTGCTCCGGATCACCACTGAGCTCGAGCTTGCCATCGCCATCGATGGCGTAGTTCTGCTTGAACAGCAGTTCACCAGCGTTCGGACCATTCAGCACTCGGACCATGTAGACGAAGTAATCGTCGTACGCCTCATGCAGGTAATGATATTTTTGCTCCTGCACATCGAGTGAATCCAAGTACGCCTGGATGGTGCGCTGTTTGTCGCTGAAGCTGTCCTCGCTGATCCTGACCACATGAGAAGCCTTTTCCAGGAGCACGTCTGCCTCCTCCAACTTCTTCGGATCATTGTCGTCCTGACCGCTGAGTACGGAGATCAGCTTACCTGCGAAGCGGGCGAAGACGCCCTTCTTCTCCATGGTGTCCTCCTGTTGGTTTGCCCGGACGCCACAACCGTCTTCCCACGAGCAGGCCCCGTGACTTCCGGGGAGAAGAGCCAAATGCTCGGGTCTGATATTTCGAGCGATGGCCTCATAGGCCTCGCCGTTCCACGATCCTTCCTTCATCTCGTCTTCGGAATACAGTCCGGTGGATACGTCCATCGGTTCACCCTGTTCCAGCATGGCCAAGGTCTCAGGGCTGATCTGTCGGCACTTCTCAATGTCGATCCACGCCTCGGACTTCAACTTGCCATCATCCCAGTGTGTGTTGAACAGCTGCCCCACCACCCGCGTCTCGATCACCTCGGGCATGTTGCACGGAACTGGCATACCGTTGATCTCAGGGTGGAAAATGGGAACGGGACGCCCATCCCAAGCCTCAGCAAAACGAGAAAGCTCATCCCGCATGTAGAGGATGGGACCGTGTGATCCGTTGTGAACGCCCTCCACCATCATGATGACAGGCACCACAATATGGGGTCTGCCATTGAAAGTTTCCCGACGGTAGATGGAACCGCGAAGATGGGCTTTGATGAAATGTTTTTGATACATGCTACTGCTCCTTGAAATCCTTTTGCCAAAAAAAATACAAAACTGAGACTTGTATCACTACGTTTCCGTCGGCAGCACAGGCAGTGCCACGCACCGGCAATTCGGATGGGCCGGGATCATAGTCTCCATTTTATCCAGGGTAAAAACCTGTCCTTCCATGTCGGCACAAATTGGGCAGACGTTGAACCCGGCGGTCGACCATTCGGCCTTGACCTTTACGTTCTCCAGGCCAGCGGCCCGATATTCTGCCATTGTCGCTGAATGATGGGCTCGAATCACTTCCGTCCGGGCCAAGGTCCGGGCTCGTGTGATACCGATCTTGTCGACCCTGTTGTTCAAGGCTCGTGCGATGACTGAAGGATGGTTGCCAGCCGCTAGACCATCGGCCAGCACCCGGCTGATCTGCTGGTCCATGGCCTCGGTGATGCCCTTGAGCTCACTGAACGTGCGAGTGTAAATCATGCCGAGCCGGTCAGCGTGGGCCGGGGAACGGAAGACGCCCTCAACCGGCCCCATCTCGATTCCTACTTTCTCCAGCTCAGTCCTGCCCCTGTCCACCCCCCTGTCGTAGGCCCGCCGCACATAGGTGTCCGTCCACCGTTGGTCCAGCCCCGGACGGCCCCCGGTACGAGTCGTAACCTCGAGGATGCCCTCGTCCTGAGCTTCCCGGAGCCAAGCCATAAATGACTCGACCTTCTCAGGAGCGGTCTTGAACTCAAACGCCCTTGCTTGGGGGACCGCCTGGAGCCGGACTCTCGGAAGGGATGCCTGAAGTCCAAACACATCTTGGCGCACCACCGCTTCAATGATCTGGCCCTTCAGCCAACGAAACCGCTTATTCATTGCTGCCATAAACGCCCTTCGTAGGGTAGTAGTCCGCGTTGGGTCAAGCTGGACAACCCGATTGGCGTGCAGACCACCACCCTTATGGAGGAGGGGTCCCTTGCGGGTGCGGTTATGGCAGGTGCAGTAAGACATGAAAATTATCCTACAAATGGAGTCCCTTGAACTCGATCCGCTCCACCGGCTTGGCATCTTCTGCCGGAGGGGGCGGCGAAACATCTACTCTAATACCGGTGCGTCCATCCGGTAATCTTTCTTCTCTGCTGCGATCTATCCAGTGAGTTCCTTCCTGGCCAAGATCATCTTTGAAAGTTTCACGAACAGCCTTAACAGGCTGCACTTCCGTGAACTGGTACGTGCTGACTTCGCTATCGCCTGTCTGCACAAGGTGTTTGACCTTGGCAGTCACCGGCTCGTCCGTCGTCACATGCAGATGAAACTCTTGGATGCCGTCAAGAGAGAATCCACAAGCCTCGATGATCTGCCGAATCAACGGATGCTCATATGAAATTGCTTCCTTAGACATCTACTTACCCTCCCTATTGACGTGGTGCCGTCCCACCTGGACAGCAATGGCCGTACCTGACGCATCCTGTGGGGCGTCCTGGCCAGGTAACCGGGCCACCCCTTCCTCCACCCCGTCCTGAGCTGCCATCGCCTCTTCCTCGGCTATCAAACCTGCAGCCCGTTCCATGATTCCCTGCACCTCATCTTCATTGACGCCCATGATCTGCACCAGGAAGTCCTCGGGGGCCATGATGACTTCGGCACCGGACTTGATGTACTCAGCCAGGGTCTTGGCCCGTGCCAGCCCAATCTCCGCCTGCTCCTTCTCGGGCAGGGCCTTGAGGTCAGGCCAGTCGACGACGTATTCCTTGGGCACGTCAAGGATACCGACTTCACCAAGGCGGGTGATGAACGCCCGCAAGATGAACGGCTCGGCGAAGTCCAGTCGACGTTCCTCCACACGGCTATTCCAGTTGTTCTCATCCTGAGCCGAGGAAAGCTCCCCTCGTTCGGAGCCGATAAGGATCCGGATCGGAATACCCGTGGTGCCGCTGATCAGCTTGAGTTGCAGTTCGGCGTGCTTCTCAGGGTCAGCAACCTGAACGCCCAACGACTTGGCTTCCATGTTCAGCAAGCGGATGTACCGCTTCATGCCGTGGAAATATTCCTCGAGTTCGTCGCTGAAGTCGTCGATGTCTTGCGTATCGAAGTCGGCGTCGTCCTTGGCCATAAAGGCCCAACCAGGGAACGCCCCCTTCCAGAACATCTCGGCCGAGCCACCGGTAATACGCTGCAGATCCTCCAGGCGATTGAACACCGGGCGCAGTCTGGGAGTGCCGTAGATTTCGCTTTCCAACAGGCCCTCAGCCACGTGGATCAACCGGGTGTAGTGGACGTTGACAGCCTGGGTCCGCTTGTCCGCGTCGCCAGTGCCTCCAACCTGCATCTGTAAACGATAGACGGTGGGCAGGCTGTACCGAGGATTCCGGGAGTCGTTCTCGACTTGGAACACCTCAGCATTTTGCTGACTGTATGGCATGAGGTACATGACCTCGGACGCCCGCGTGCAGGGTTGGTCCAAATCCATCCCGTCGTTGAAACCTATCAGCAGAACGGCATACTCACCGATACCCGCCAAAGTGTCGACCCGGTTGAAATAGTGGTAGACGTTCAGGTCCTTGACCAGCGCATCCCATTCCTTGCTGAACGAATCGTTCTCCGGCCCGTCCTGAGTGTAGACGCTGGGAACACCCCGCCACGTTGCGTCGGGATAAGCCGTGATGATGCGGTGAGCTATGTCCTGCCGCTCGAATCGGCCATAGTACTGGCGGAACGTCAACGTCAGGTAATAGCCGAGGGCCTCGTACAGGTCCCGGTCCCCGTCGAACGACTGACCCAGGATGCCGGACAGCTTCTTGCGGGCTACGAGTGCTGACTCGAGCACCCGCATTTTGGTCCGCTGCAGGCTGGCCTTGGTATGGGCCTTGGGGGCTTTGCGTCTGGCCATGATCTATCTCCTTCCGAACAGTGCAGAAAAATACTGCACCAAGGGATCTATCGACTTCACCATTTCTTGTAAAAGACACTGCCAAGCCCAATCCAGTTGCATAGCTGCAGCCCGGAGTGAACCCAAAATAACGAAATCTCCACCTATGATCATGTGGACCTCCTCCACATCAACAGAAAGGCGTCTTGCACCCACTGCGGTAGTGTTACTTTGAAACCACGTTCATACTTCCGGAGCCAATGCTGTACGTGGGCATGTAACCGTCGTGCTACCGGGATAGAGCAAACGCCGTGCAGATAATCATCCGGGGCGATGAATACTGCGAAGCCTGAATATGTGACTGCAAACATGACTTATTCCCTTCAGTTAGGTAGGAGGAGCAGGCACACGCCCTCCCACCTTTGTGTCTAGATCGCGTTGATGGTATCGCCCTTGTCGTTCAGAAGGTAAGCCTCCTGTGCATACAGGATGGTGTGCACAGTGCCGTCCTTTCGCGTGATGTGGGCCACCTTACACTCCGGGTTCTTCTCAGCAGGACCGTGGTAAAAGAATGGTGACTGTGATCCCGCCGCAAAGGTTTCATACGGGACCAGCCCGTTTATGGAAGCGTATCTGCAAAGGTCTATCTTGACACATTCGTGGAATGACCACCCGTCTCCTGACTTGAACTTGGCAATCATGTTCGTTTCTCCTTACGTTAGTGCGTTCGTGCCTGCTTGGTTATGAAACTATTCCCATCCGCGCTCGGCGGAGCTTTTCCTTCTTCTTGCTGCCCCGGAGAGCACCGGCCCGGTGCTTGCCGCCCACGAGCTTCATATACGCTCCGGATCCAGCGTCGATCTGGTCCTTGTAGGTACTGTTGGGGAACAACCGGGCCTCATCAATGAACGCCCGATTCCACTCCCCTCGGAGCAGGAACACGTGCCCGGCTTCAGTCGCAGCACTCAACGGATCAGCTCGATAGATTTTATCGCCACGAGGAGGATCAGCTCGGCAGGAATATCCGTGCAGATTCTTGATGGACATCCGGGCACTGTCCTTTCCACCGCTACCCGGTTCCTGTTCCACGTAGATACGGGTAGCATGTCCGTCAGCCTCTGCAATTGATCGCATGCGACGTTCTCGCTTGTCCGCCGACCATTGGCCTCGCTCCACGTGTAAAATGATCACCTCGCCATTCTCCATGAGGCCCATCTGCAATCCAGCAGTGTGAGCAGCTCCAGGATTTTCCTTTTTGTCAGTTCCAGCCTTGTCCCAGTAGCGAACAGTGCGAACGACCTTGGAAGGTGGAACGTCGACGGTGTTCTGCATCAGCTTTTCAACGTCAAACATACCACCAGAAGGCGGGGCGGGATTCTGGCCGCACTGGCCGGCGAAGCCGTACTGGCCGAGTGAGATTTTCATGTCGGCTATTACGGTCCACGGCATGCGCTTGGGATCGAGCAGGCCGTCGGCAGTGTAGAATGCCTTGAGCTCGGCGGGCTTGACCTCGTAGTTGACACACTCGATCGGCAGGCAGATGTGCTTGATCCGCTTGCCTTCTTTCTCCTGACTCAGCCAGTTGCCCGTGGGATCGTTCTCGTGAAGTCGCTGCATGATCAAGACGGTCGGCGTCTTGGCCTTGTCCACCTTACGAGTGGACAGCGTCTGGTCCATGAACTCACACGCCGTCTGGGCCTGGGTCTTGGACACCGCCTGCTTAGGGTTCAGCGGGTCGTCCATCAGGATGATATGGGCGTGGCGGCCTGTCACCGTACCGCCGACCGAGCACGCGATCCTCTGTCCGCCCTTGATCGTGTACCGCTGCCCGGTCTCCTCGTTTATTTCCTTGACGTCCTGCAGCCGGAAGTTGGACCGAGCGTCATGGTCCGAACGGATCCGTACCTTAGGGAAATACGCCTTATACTTCTCACTCTGGACGAGGTCCTTGCACAATCCACCGTGATCCCCCGCCAGCGGACCCGAGTATGAGCCACAGATAAACCGCATCCACAACCAACGAGTCCAACACCAGGCGGGGAACATGATGACGGACAAAGTTGATTTCGTCGTCCCGGGAGGCACGTTCTCAATCAGGTCGTAGGGAGCGTCGTCTCCGCGAGCGACCCCCTCGGCTAATTGCTGCAGCTCGCTGCACAAAACGGCCATGTGCCAATTCAGCTGGAGAGGATCGGGGACCAGCTCGTCCCAGAACTCCTGCACGAACGTGAAAAAGGACCGGCGACAGGCTTCGGCCCGTACTGCGGTCCCGTTCTCGATCGCCTTGGCAATCAGCCCATTCAGGACTGCTGCCTGAGGATCTACTGGCTCATGTTGCTCGGACACAACATATCCTCCACCGTGGCGTACTTAGCTCCGATTAGTTTCAGCAGCACCGCCATTTCCTCCTCGGACAGGCTGCTGTAGTCGAACGTCACCCGGTGTTCGTGGGTCTCGTTGTAGTCGACGGTGATCTTATCGTGGAGCACCCCGAGGTGTTTGGCGAGTAGCTTGAGTGCCGGCTCCTTGGGATGCAGCTTGATCTCCTTGGTGTATCCCTGGACCGCGACGTCCCCTGTTTTCTTGTCGCGCTTGTAGTGTGTACGAATCTTCGTCTCGCTGATGGCCGCACGCTCGTCCTCTGTGAGCTCGCTCATGCTGACTAGGTCGCCGTCGCTGTCGTAGTAGCGACCTGGGTCAGCGAACCCAATCCGGCCGAGTTCTTGAAGGACCCTATCGGCGGTGATCTGGGTTCGGGCTGCTCTGGCTCTCATGGCCTTGGCGATTGCCTCTCGAATATGAGGCTTGGCCATCTTCTGGCTGGCGATCCCGGCTGCGGCCTCGGGGGAGTAGCCGGCTCGGATAGCGGCCTGGGTCTGGTTGAGGTCTACGAGGTATTCAATCACGTACAGTGACTCTTTCGGGGTCAGCTCGTTGTCCAGCATGAAACGTCGGCTGAGGCGTCGATCCTGGGCTCGGATACCGACGTCGCGAGAATTGTGAAGTTCTTTTTGGGGTGACTTTGGAGTGCGCCTGCGGGCCATGATTTTTCCTCCAACGAGTGACACAGTTTTTCAGGCACGGGTATACGGCTTTTACCAAGTCAGGTCCATAGGATTCGGCAAATTTGATTTTGGGCTGGGATCAAGATTCACTAATAGTGCGGGCTAATCGCCTGAAATAATGTTCTAAGTTTTTTTATTTTTTTTTGTTTTTTCTGTTGCCTTTCCCCGTTGGTGAACATATTCTTTAATCAACAGCACGGGACAAGGCCAACGAGAGGCCGGGTGGATCAAAAGTCGGGAAGACCGGCTGGGCCACTAACCGAAGAAAAAGCCGGATGTCGCAGGTCACGCTGCCCCGGCGCGGGATTGGTACCCCGCGAACGACAACCTCAGGCCGAACACCCAGTCAGTGGGCGGGCAAATAGATACCATCGACACTGGCCGGTGCCCTTCGGGGGCACGGACGAAACGCACGGGAGCAGATACGGGGTCTGCGACTCACAACCCCGACAAGCAATTACGCTTGGCTCAAAGCACCACCCTGGCGGCCCGGTTGCCCGGACCGTCGGGATTGCTGTTTTGAACCTTCCGACCCCATATAGGGACAAAGGAGAACGACAATGACAAACGACATCACCGCCGACCGGTTCTATACCGAGTACGCCGACCGACTGGAGCAACTGGGACTGATTCACGATCTGGCCACCGGCGAGATCATGGACGAGGACACCGGCGAGGTCGTCGGGATCGTCCACAACGGGTACGAGCTCGACTGTCTGATCCACGAAATTGAGGAGGGGTAGCCATGAAGACTTTGAGTGAAATGATCCAAGAGACCCAAGACCTCGCCAAGAGACGGACAGAAGAATCCGGGCACTTCCGCTACGCCGCCAAGCACTTCCAAACGCCTATCGGTGAAATTGAGGTGTACGTGACCGTTCGGCAGAACAGCAATCTCCGGAGCTGGTCCTTCCCTGTCCGATTCCAGCTAAACGGCAAGGTCATCAGCAAGGCCAACCTGCAAGAACGGATCCGTGACTGCTCCAACTTCTTCGATGACAACTGTGCCGTCGAATGCCCCTAACCGAAACGGTCCTACGGGACCGTCCGCCAGGACTGACCGCCTGACGCTGATGAGGTAGGTCAACAGACAACAGCGTAACCCTTTGGAGGACAAAATGCTGTATTCGATCGATCACGACACGTTTGAGACCATGACCCGCAAGAACATCATTGACACCCTGGCTCCCGAAGCCAAGGTCACCAAGAAGTCCTTGGCCACCATGGAGCGGGACGAGCTCGAGTCCTTGTGGAACACCACCGCCATGCTGCAACTGCAGAAGATGGACGGAGAGGTCGAGCTGCAAATGTCCCGACAGGAGCGAGCCATGCTGATCGAAACCGTCAACGAAATCGCCGGCCGCGAGCTGGTGTCCAACCGGATGAACACCAAGTCCATCGTCAACAAGGCCCGCCGGGAGCTCGGCTTGGACGCTGAGGTCGAGTACCAGTACCTCATCGAGGTCGCTGACTACGACGTTTCCCAACTGTGTGACCTGTGCCACGCCAGCATCCACATGCTGTCCGAGGAATGGGTCCAGGCCGACGAGCACGAAGCTCCCCGTCCGATCATCTCGGCCCGCAAGTCCGGTCGCCGTGGCATCGTGGCCGAGTTCGTTCGCGACATGATCGCCGCCGGTCGCTACACTCAGCGTGAGATCGTGGCCGAAGGCCGCGAGCGGGGCCTGAACCCGAGCACGGTCCGCCAGTACGTGTACCATCGTGCCATGCAAACCAGCAAGGACAACTTCTTCGGCCAGCCCGCCCAGTTGGACGAGAACGGCCGGATCCACTGGTAACCGAGGAGGAAACATGCGTTCCATCATTCTGCTCATCATCCTACTGACTATGGCGCTCCCGGCCCAGGCCGAGGAACGCAAGTACACGATCACCGGAACCACGGCGCTCCAAACCGCTCATTCCGGTAATCGCAACGAAGTCAAGGACAGCCACCGTGGCATCCTCGGCACCTTCACCATGCAAACGGGCTGGGAACGTGTCCGTGCGGGTGTCCTTGGCGTTTACCTGGAGGGGGACAGCAACGTCCCCTCGGCTCAAGGCCGTGACTGCTCAATGTGGGTGGTTGGCGGTCTTGTTGAGTACCGCATCTGGAGCAACGATCGGTTCTCCATCTACGCCGGAGCCGTGCCAGGCTGGATGAACAAGCCCTCCAACAACTACAACGGCCCGATCATCATCCCCGAGGCGTCCGCCTGGTACGACCTGGGAGAGCTCGGCGGCTTCCTTGTCGGGGGCCGGGTGGGGGCCATGTCCAACGGCCACTGCCATGTCGGTATTGGGGCTCTGGAACTCGGATATACCTTTAACCAACTCTTTTTTGAGTAAGGAGAACACCATGGACATCAACCCAGCTCTGGCCCGCTTCATCCTGGACGCGGCAGAAGTGCGTGAAAAGTCGTTTATTATGCACGATGAGTATGGCTCCTACACACTCACCTGCACCGAAGCAGCCCATCGCGTCGAAAACGAGTTCGACGCGCAGACCGCTGAACTCGTGGGCATCATACTCTCGACCAGCTGGAACGATGTCTGTGAATGGGCCGAGCGTGTCATCAAGAAACGTAACGACAAGGCGAAACATCTCGCCTTCAAAACCAAATAACCGAAACGGGGCTTCGGCCCCGTCGGTCGGGAATTGCCTCCCGGCCCTGATGAAGGTAGGCTACTCCAACCCAACCTGGACAAAGGAGGATTGAGCCATGAGAACTTTTGCCGACATGACCCGTGCCGAAGTTGAAGATTTGGTGCGGCAACGAAATCAAGACCTGTCCCGCCTCCGCGCCGTCAACGCGACCCTGCTGGATGCGCTGGAGGCCCTGCTTCCTGTGGCCCAGGCGTTTGAAAAGCAGGCCAGTCGAGGGACGGGTGGCAGGCGTGGCGGGCTGTGGTTTGAAAAGGCCCGCGCCGCCATCGCCAAGGCAAAGGCGGAACCATGCTCCGCGACCTCATAGCCCATCGCCAAACCCTGATCAACCAACTCAACGAAGTGTAGGAGGTCCTTGTATGAAACAATATCAGCACCACAACATGCTGATGCGGTTGGCACTCAAATACTCCAGCACGTACTTTCTTGAAGTCGAGGAAGTGTACGGGCAGTGCGTCATGAAGGCACTCGAAGCCGAAAAGCTGTGGAAGAAGAGCAAAGGCACTTCCAAGTCCACATGGATCCACCATGTGGTCGAAAAGTATCTCAAATGGTGGTGTCCCAAGCAATTTCGCCAGTCCAACATTGACGCAGCCTACGCACCCTCATCCGCCTGCCTGGCACAGGATCCGGAACGAATCGCCGCCTTCCGTGAAGCCCTCAGCCGGCTTTCGGACGATGCCAAACAAGTTCTACAGATCCTGTTCGAGACCCCCATCGAGGTCGTTTCCAACCTACATGCCCCCAAACGCATGCGAGGAGCTCTCGTGTCCAAGGTAATGACCCACGTCGGCAGCAAGAATACCACACGCTGGTGGAAGGCTGTCATGGAACTGCAAACCGTAGCACAGCATACGCTATAAAAGAGGGGAAAGACATGAATGCCGCACAAGCCCGATTGAACTCTGACCTTTTCTACACAAAAGAAGAGGTCCTGGCGCGAATTATGGACGAAATACAAAAAGCCTCTGATAAGGGGAAGTACACAACCAACGTGAACTGGGAGGGGGATGCATTTACAAGAAACAATGTAGTAAAAATGTTGTTGAATCGTGGTTTCGAAGTGGAGTGCATTGAGGGAGCCCCAGCCAAACTCAATTATTACAAGATCACGTGGTGAAACACGGACACACGAGCTTCCTCTTTGTACAAGCCGAAACGGGGCTTCGGCCCCGTCGGTCGGGAATTGCCTCCCGGCCCTGATGAAGGTAGGCAGACGCTACTATCCACGGTCCCGAATAACGGACTGCAAACCACCGACCCCGTAAGGGATAAAGGAGAACACCATGTTTTTAGTAACCTTCTCTGGATTTGCCGTTTTCATCACGCCAAACAAATGCATATATGGTGTCTGTACCATCCCGGTAGCGCGCCGTCTGCATGCCCACGTGCAGCATTGGGTTCGGCGGTACGAACAGGGCTACAAAATAACCGCTCCGCAATGGGTACAGGACGCCTTTCTGCAGATGTGGAAAAATGTATATTCCCCGGAAGAAAGGGGACTCCACAATGCCTAAAGCAAATCGCTACGCGATCAAGCCCGGTTTCGCAAAGGCCAAAAACATCCCCACCTGTATCACCGGGGTAGTCGTCCGACAAACACCCAAGGCCATGTATCTCGTCGGGCACGGTGATGTCGGAGATCTGGTCTGCTGCATCCGTTGTGGACGCAAGCTGACGCACCCCGTCTCCCGCCTCGTCGGCATTGGCCCTGAGTGTGGGCAGCACTGGTGGGACGAAAGCGTCCTCGGCCCCTACGGCTTCACCGAAGCCCACGCCGAACGCCTCCGCCAGATGGTCATGTCCATTAAGTTTGAGGGCTGGATCCCCAAGTCTTGCGTGACCCTCGAGCAGGAGAACGTAGAGAATGTCGACGTTCCTTCAGACCACCCGATGCTCACACAGACAGAGAAGAAGCCCTCCAAGCGCACCCAACGCGTCCGCCTGGCGACGTACGACAAGAACATCATGGTGATCACCTTCCCGTACGATCCTACTCTCGTGGCTCAAATCAAGACGCTGGCCGGCCGCAGGTGGAACGCGGAGAACAAGCACTGGACTGCTCCGTTCTCCATCGACTCGGTGGAAAAGTTGCAGGCCTGGGGCTTCACGATCGAGGAAGCCATCCTGTCCCGCCACGCCTCCATAACAAAAGAATCCACCACAACCGAACTGGTCCTGCCTGAGAATCTGTACGACTACCAGGCAGAAGGCATCCGCTTCATCGAGGCCAAGAAAGGCCGAGCCATGCTGGCCGACGAGATGGGCCTGGGCAAGACAATCCAGATCCTGGCCTGGCTCCAGGCCCATCCGGAAGTCCGCCCGGCAATCGTGGTTGTTCCCGCTTCCGTCAAACTGAACTGGGTGAAGGAAGCCCGGGTCTGGATGGAAGACCCGGATCTCTACGTGATCAACGGGCGCCCAAAGGCCACTTCGGCAAACGCCGCCGACGAATGGAAGAAGCACCGGGTCCGCAAGGGCTCCGGTGGCCCTGTCATCGTTATCAACTACGATCTGCTAGCGAACAAGTACAAGAAGACCAAGTCTGGCCGCCCCAAGTACGAAGAACTGCCGGACTCTGGTGGCTGGATCGATCGCTTGCCGGATCCGTCCGCCGTGATCCTAGATGAATGTCACTATATCAAGAACCGAGACCGAGCCCGATCCATGTCGTGCACCCGCCTGTGCAAGATGGCAGAGCATGTCCTGGTCCTGTCCGGTACCCCAATCGAAAACCGTCCGGTTGAATTCTACCCAGCGATCTCCCTTGTCGAGCCCGGCATCTTCCCCAGCTTCTGGCAGTTTGCGCAGAAGTACTGTGGCGCGGAAAACAACGGCTACGGCTGGGATTTCACCGGTGTATCCAACACCGAGGAGCTGCACCACCTACTGTCCTCCACGATCATGCTGCGCCGACTCAAGAAGGATGTGCTCACAGAATTACCAGCCAAGCGACGAATTGTAGTCCCTATGGAAGTCAGCAAGGCAGATTACAAACGATACCTCAAGGTGTACAACGAGTTCAAGCGGTGGCTGGTGGCCAAGCCGGCCAAGGAAAGAGGAAAGGTCCTGGCAGACTCCCACCAGGCAGGGTCCGGTGGCTTGACCATGATCGAGGAAGCCAAGCAACTTGCCGTACTCGGTAAGCTGGCCAGCGCGACCGAGTGGATCAAGGACTATCTGGACTCAGGAAACAAGCTGGTCATCTTCGCCACCCACAAGGGAACGCTGACGAACCTCGAACGTGCTCTGAAAGACTACAACCCGGTCAAGCTCGACGGAAGCACCCGGGCTGCCGCAAGACAAGAAGTTGTCGATACTTTCCAGAACGACAACAGCTGCCGTGTCTTCCTCGGTAACATCAAGGCCGCTGGCGTGGGCATCACATTGACTGCCGCCAGCGCCACCTGCTTCCTCGAGCTGGGATGGACGCCAGGCGCCCACGACCAGGCAGAAGATCGGGTGCACCGAATAGGCCAGGAAGCTGACAGTGTGGAAGCGTACTACCTCGTGGCAGAGAACACTGTCGAGGAAGACATCGTGGAACTACTGGACGAAAAGCGTAAGGTCCTGGACGCGGTACTGGACGGCCGAGCCACCGAGGACGACGCACTCCTGGTCAAGCTGATGGAAAAGGCTCTGAAAGAAATCGATCAAGCTGCATAAGGAGGATCCACCATGGCCCGAAAACGTCTGGCGAAGAAGCAACCCAAACGAGGGGGCCGGCGAAGGCCCCCTCGTCCCAAGAAGACGGTGAGGAGAAAACCAATGCGAGCACGGCTCCCCTGGGAACCACCGGCCCGTGCTCAGAACCGCGGTGGCTTCATGTACAACCCACCAAGGAACTGCAGAAAGCGAGACCGGATCGTTGTTGACGGTGGCGAATTTCGCTGGATCGATGTCAACATCTGTGGAGCCTGCCCCCAGCAGTGTGAGCGGTACTTGGCATACCGTAAGACATGGCGGCGAGCCAAGAAAGGTGTAACGGCGGAGGAAGTTCGCCAGAAACTACGGAGGAATAAAGGATGAGCAAACACACACGAGTCAGAATCCACGGGTACATCCAGGTTCATGAGTTGAAAGACTTTCTCAACCTCACTATTTCGGAACCGGATGGAATCTCCGTTCAGGTCGACGGTATCCCCGTTCAACTAATGTTCGAAACCCGCGAACACGGTTGGATACAACACACCGCTGATATTGGTACTGTGCTTGGTGAATATGAAATCACCGAACTCCGCCTGGATTGTTTCTCTGGCAGAATCGAAGTTATCTTCGAAGGCTACTCACTGAACGATCCTACTGTCAAGCACGAAAAGTGTGACATTCCTACCAAGCCCAGACGCAGAAACCCCGTCCGGAGAAGGAAGTGAAGAAACACATCCAAGCCCGGACTTTCACCTGGCGTATCCACTGGGGTCAGTTTTGGGATCGTATACGGTTTGTTGTCAGCCGTGACTGGATGGAAGCAGCCTTTTACCTGATCATCTGCACCGGCCTCGCTGCCTGGTTCTGTATGATCTTCGAAATCTGGGGGTAACTCATGCCTGAACTGATCAAAACCGTTGAAACTGTACGAGGGGCGCTTCTGGACGTATTCGCAAGGCAGATCCACGAAACGAACCCAAACGTCCTCGACGTAGGATACCACGAGAGGCTCACAAGCCTGGGCCTGGACAGCCTCGATCTCGTGGAAATGCGGATTGACTTCGAAGAAATCCTAGGAGAGGATATCTCGGACGAAGAAGAAATGTCTTGGCATACTGTACAAGACGTGATGAACACCATCAACAAGTATGCCCCTTTGGAATCGTCGTAATGTTTGACGTTCTCCAGTTCTACCGGGACTACAACATCGACCACATCCAGGCCGGCCACAAACACTGTCGACCTGGATGGGTCCAAATCCCTTGCCCCTTCTGCTCGGGCAATCCAGGGTGGCACCTTGGTTTCTGCATGAACCCCAGTGAAGAGTTTTATGGCGCTTTCGTCTGTTGGCGCTGTAAAGGTAAAAGCCCGATCCGGGTCATCAAAAAGCTCCTCGGAGTGACCACGCCAGAAGCAAAACACATTTTTCACAAGTACAAAGGCCGCTCCCTTCGGCCCAGATCGTCTCGCCAGCCCACCGACCTTCCTGAGGTGCCCACCTCAATCCCCCTCCCTAGCAACACATTTCCCATCCAAGATCCACGAGCAAAAGGAGCTCGCCTCTGGTTAAAGAATACTCGTAAGTTTTCACCGACAGAACTAGCTGAAATGTGGCAAATCTGTGTCACAGGCCCAGGAACACCAGACTATCCCTATCGCGTGATCATGCCCATCACGTACCTGGGGCGGATTGTTTCTTTTCAGGGGAGAGACTACACTGGGAAGCAAGACATCCCGTATAAAGCCTGCCGCAAGGAAGTTGAATCCGTCCACCACAAGAACATCGTGGGAGGATACGACCAAGCGAAAGCAACGGGAGCGGACACGGTAGTATTGGTGGAAGGATTCTTCGACGTCTTTCGATTGGGACCTGGGGCCTGCTGCCTGTTTGGCATTTCGTATCGCCGGCCGCAGGTCCGCTTCGTGGCCGAGCATTTCAAACGAGCCGTAGTGCTTTTCGATGGTGGGGAGGTGCAAGCCAGGCGACAAAGCCAAAGTATTTGTACGGAATTGTCACAACGTGGCCTGGAAGTGCATGAGATTCTTCTCGAGGAAGGGGACCCGGATGAAGTGTTTTCCACGGATCCGGACGCGGCCCTCCACTTCATGGATAAATGGCTGAAATAACATGGAGTTGACACCGGAAAGGGACCCGGTGTATCCTCTTGGCTCCACCTTGGGTGAGGCCACGCGCACGGCCGACGGGAGGGATGGCCCTTTCCATCCCTCCCCACCCAAAACAACCTAAAGGGAGGTTGTTCATGTCTTCCAAACTCACACGATCAGAATGTCGAGATCTCTGCCGTCAGAAGAATCGCTTCTGGCGAACGGACAAAGTCTTGGCAAAGCAATTCGGACTGTTAGCGGCTTCTTTTTTCGCTTATCTGAATGACCTCGATACACATCTGGCCCCATCCAACGGCTGGTTCTTCCGCACTAGGGAAATGATCTATGAAGACACTGGCGTTTCCAACAAGCAAGCTGGACGACTTATCAAAGAGCTTGTAGATGGTGGTGTATTAAAAATCCGACGTCGTGGGGTGCCCGCCAGACAATATTTTTGGATAGATTATGAACAGGTTCTTCAAGTAATCCGGCAAATAAGCCCTTCAGTTCGGCCAAAAGGGCATAACCAGTTCGGCCAAAAGGGCATAACCAGTTCGGCCAAAAGGGCCGAACTAATTAAAGAGACCCATATAGAAAGAGAACAAAAGGAAAGAGACCCGTTGAAGAGTCGAGTTAAAAAAGCTCGCTCCAGTTCTGGTGAGAAGGTCTCCCCCAAGGCAGAAACAATCGCCCAAAAAGTATACGGGACACTCAACCCAAAGTCCCCCATGAAGCTGCCCAAAGCGGCGAAGGTCATTGAGCAACTGCACCAACAGGGGTACACATTCCAGACAATCCGCGACTGCTTACTTTGGGCCATCAACCAGCCAGGTAACGGCGACTTCAAAGGTTGGGCGTACTACCTCAAAGGAGCGGCTCCCGAATACTTAACGAGAAAACGGCGAGGCAAGGATCAAACACCTTTCGAGTCCATATACGCCTGTTGGGAACGAGATCGTGAGGGGGCAAACCCCACTGACAGAAAACAACCATGGAATGCGTGCACAGCCTCGGATGAAGAACGGGACAAGTACAGGAAGATCCAAGAGGAGAGAGCCATACATGCGTAAGACCGCCTTCCCACGGGTGCTTCAACGTGCCGGCGTCCCCAAACGGTATCTGTCCGTGTTGCCGGATGATGTGGATCCTCAACTGCTTTCTCCAACGGACCGTTCTATCTTCGTGACCGGTCCACCAGGAACAGGCAAGACATACTTTATGTGTGCCTACCTGCTGGCAGTCAAGAGTGAGAAGGCCACGCGTTCCTGCCTGTTTATTTCGGTAGACGACCTACTGCGTCAGTGTCGATCTGAGATACGGAGCAGCACCGAGGTCGATTTGATGGAGGATCGGTGCAGTACCGTGGACGTTCTTTTCCTCGACGACTTTGGTGTGTCAAAGGTGTCCGAATGGGTGCTCCAGATCCTAGACTCGATTATCAGTCGCCGCTACAACGATTTGCTCCAAACGGTCATCTCGTCCAACAAATCGCTGGACGAGATGACGAGCATCAGTACGCGAATCGCCTCCAGAATTGTGGAGACATATCAAATTATCTCGATGAGCAAAAAGGATTGGAGAACGGGATGACACACGATCAGTTAGTAGATCGTGCCTTCCGTTGGGTTCTCGGGGCTGGAAAGTGTGATTTCGCTTTCCATGAGTTTCGTACATTCGCCGGAGAGCAGCCAGACGTCCTCGGTTTCAAAGAATGTGGTCTGACCTCTGTGCTGATAGAATGTAAAGCTTCTATATCCGACGTATACGCCGACAAAAAGAAGATCTGGCGCAGGTACCCTGCCTGCGGCATGGGACACCGGCGTTTTATGTTTTGTCCACCGAACCTAATAAAACCAGGAAAACAACCAGAAGGCTGGGGATTACTCTACTGCTATCCGAAGAAAGTACGAAAGATAGTACCTTCGGCTGTGTTCAAACGCTTCAGCCGCAAGAAAGAGATCATACTTATGGCTTCGGCACTGCGCAGAGTGCATCTGCGGGGAGATCTGGAAAAGATCTACACACTGGAGACACTCCATGGGAATTAAAATCAAGTCACGCAAATACGACGGCATGCTAGACCGCCGGCTTGCCACGGCTGCCATTGTCAGTACTTCCTTTCTCCGTGGGATTGTTTCTGTCTACGACGAAAGTCTGGTGGAAGGGGACTTGCTCCGCACAGTGCTCCGCTGGTGTGTGGAGTATTTAGAAAAGCATGGCGAAGCCCCAGGTCAGTCCATTCAGGACATTTTTACCAAACACTACAAACGAATGGATCCGGATCTGGCGGAAGACGTCGGCGCGTTCCTTGAAGGGCTGTCTCGAGAATATGAAGACGGCGAACCCAAACTAAACTCCGAGTACCTGCTCAAACAAGCAGAGGATCTGTTCCGGGCCCGATCGCTCAAGCGGCTGACAGAGAGGATCCAGATTGAAGTTGAAGACGGCGAGTTAGAGGAAGCCGAGCAGGCTTTGACTGAGCACCGCATCATCCGCCTGTCATCTTCATCCATCGTCAATCCTTTTGACGATCCCAACGCCATAAGGAATGCTTTTGAGTTTCAATCAAATCCACTCCTCTCCCTGCCCGGGGCTTTAGGAAAAGCCATCAACGACCAATTCTGTCGTGACAATCTGGTCGGAATTATGGGCCGGGAGAAGATAGGCAAGACCTGGACGTTGATGGAGATAGCCATGCGGGGCTTGCGCGCTGGGCTACGTGTGCTCTTTGTCCAGGCGGGAGATATGTCCAAGCACCAGCAAATCATTCGCTTTGGTGTTCGCCTAGCTGGTCGTAGCAACAAAGTCAAATATTGTGGAGATGTCCTTCTCCCTGTGCTGGATTGCTGGCACAATCAAACAGGTGAGTGTGACGAAAGCCCGAACGATGATGGTGTTGTAGAAGACGGCACATGGGAAGATCCGATCTACCTGTCTCCGGAAGAAGCTGAGGGGTATCAGCCTTGCACCAAATGTGAAGGCAAAAAGAAATTCCGTGGCGCGGTGTGGAGAATCCCCAAGCACATTTCTCCGTTGACGGCAGACGTGGCCATAGACAATGGCCGACGCTTTATGAAAGCCAACGGTGCTGACTTCCGACTCTCCTGCCACCCGATGTACACTTTGACCATGCGGCAAATACAGGGGATCCTCCACCGTCTCGAGGTGGAAGACGGGTTCACTCCCGATCTCATCATCATCGACTACGCCGACATTCTGGCCCCGGAGGATCCACGCCGCAGTGAACAGGACAATGAAAACATGCGGTGGATGCTGATGCGGCGTATGTCACAGGAACAAAAGTGCTGTGTTGTAACCGGGACGCAGGCCGACGCAGATTCCTACACGAAGAAAACATTGACCATGAAGAACTTCTCTAGAGACAAACGTAAATTTGCCCACGTTACAAGCATGCTAGGGCTTAACCAGCTTGCTTCGGAAAAGGCCCGCGGGCTTCTTCGTGTCAACCAGATTGTGGTCCGCGAGGACGATTATGATACAAGACGGTGCGTTCATCTTGTTCAGAGTTTAACAACAGGACGCCCGCTGATTGCCTCGTTCTAGTGACGCAACCAACCGCGATTCCGAATAACCGAAAAGCAAAACAAAAGGAGGATTCAATGCACCTGAGAACGGTTGTGACAAAAGAGTTCAGCATTTGCTACGGGCACCATCTGCCCGACTATAATGGCAAGTGCTGTAACTTCCACGGACACAACAGTGTCGTTCGTGTTTCCGTAACCGGCCCGATTTCCCCTGGTACTGGCCTGGGTCAGGCGTATGCCGGCATGGTCATGGACTTCGGGAGCATCAAGTCCCATGTCAGCCCCCTGTTGGAGAAACTGGACCACAAGGATTTGAACGACGTCCTTCCCGAAGAGTACCAACCGCCCACGGCCGAGAATATCAGCAGATATCTGTTCATGTACTTGGACGAGGTCTTTCGGGAAATGCTGGTGTCCGTGGAGGTGTCGGAAACTCCGACATCTTGGGCCAAGACCGAGCGGAGGGTATTGTAATGCCCCTGCATGTCCACAGCATCTTCCGTTCGATCTCTGGCGAGGTTGGAGCTATCCCCCAAGGAGGCATGTGCATCTTCATTCGGATGCAAGGGTGCAATCTCCGGTGTGAGTATTGTGATGCCCCCGAAGCCCAAAACTGGGGGCGCGCGGACACGGCCACGGATGTCGAATCCCTGATCCAAACCTGGATCGAGCTATCCGGACGAAGCTCTCGACTGCCCGTCGTCATTACCGGTGGCGAGCCGCTGACGCAGCCCCAATTTCTGCTGGCAGCTCTCGTTGAAGGGTTTCTGCGATACGGCGCTCCTGTTGTCCAGATCGAGACCAACGGCACGTGTTCCCCCGCCGAGTTCCTCGAGGAACTGAACCCGACATTTCATTCCCGCGTCAACTTCGTCATTGACTTCAAGCTACCCGGCTCCGGGGGGCACAGCGATCCGGCTGCATTCACCAATCTGCCTGCAGGGTCTTGGATCAAGTTCGTTGCGAATGCTCCGGCAGATCTGATTTACACGATGACTCTACTGCGCGAATGGTTGGCGGCGGATCCAACGGTCCTAAGCCGAACACGAATCGCCATCGGGCAGACGGAGAATCTGCCCAAGAACTTCCTGTCGCACTGGTTCCTGGAAAACTGGCAGGACTTGGCTCCCTTCCATGCCGTTCTTAACGTGCAGATTCACAAGCTCCTTGACATGGAGTGACGGAAACGCGCACAGTCCCGAATAACGGTGCGTCTGAGGCAATGTGCAAAACCAACCACAACCCCTGAAAAGGAGCATCAACAATGGCCAAGAGCAAGAAGAAGTCCGCCCCGACCCTCAAGGAGCTGCAGACCGCGGCCCGCGAAATGAACAAGGTCATGGACCTCGACCCCAAGATCAAGATCGTCAAGGACTCGTCCAAGCTGATCGCCGACATGAAGAAGAACGGCCTGCCGTTCGTCTGCCCGCAGGAGCAGGACGAGTACACCGAACGCACCTGGGCCGTGCTCCTCGAACTGGGCTGCAAGCCCGAGAACAACGAGGATTGTGACGAGGCCGCCGAGGACGACGAGGTGGACACCACCGGCACCGACGAGGAGGAAGTCGAGGACTCCGACGACGAGGACTCCGACGACGAGGACGAGGACTCCGACGACGAGGACGAGGACTCCGACGACGAGGACGACGAGGACGAGGACTCCGACGACGAGGACGAGGACGAGGAAGACCTCGCCACCCTGGTCTCCAAGACCAAGAAGCTCGATGATCTCAAGGACATCATCGACCACCACGACGAATTCAAGAAGCTCCGCAAGAAGGCCAAGTCCGCCAAGGGGCTCGACGGCCAAAAGGCCCTGCGCGCCGCCATGATCAAGATCGTCGGCAAGCCCGAGAAGGCCGCCAAGAAGAAGGTCAACCGCGGCCCCAGCCCGTACGGCACCGCCGTCGAGCTGATGTGCGCCGACCCCGACCAGTCCAAGGAATCCCTGCTCAAGGGCCTGACCAAGGCCGGCATCGACACCGACGCGGGCAAGGCCGGCATCCAGACCGCCTGGGGATCCGTCCGCAAGATCGTGGGCCTGCTCCGCGACAACGGCCTGATGAAGGCCCCCGCGAAGCCCAAGAAGTCCAAGAAGAAGTAGCACGGCGCCCGATCCGCCGGCAAGGGAGGGGCAAATCAGCCCCTCCCTTTTTCACGTAGGAGGATTTACCGTGCACGGCCCCAGACGAATTTTATCATGTGTCCCCCAACAGCTGACGGATAAAGATGAAAAGCTGGACTGGTTGGACACTGCCATGGCCAGACATCGACCACACATCGTAGTCACTCCACAAGAGTTCTTCGGTGGGGCAGTCCAGATGCTGCACAACCGAGATCACCGCTTTGAGGACTTGTTTCCGACGTTGCAAAAGCTGGTTCTCAAACACAAGTGTGCCTTAGCTGTTGGCGTTCAACAGCGCATGGACGACAAGACCAACCGAGAAGCAATCTGGTTCATCAACGAAAAAGGGAAATTCCAAGGCAGTCTATTCAAATTTGCACTGCCGAAGTACGATCACGTAGCCACCAACGGATTCGGTGATGTCGTTCCCGAAACGGACATGATGAACCGCTTCAAACTTTTCAAGATGCAGGGCATGCTGGTATCCGGCGTGTTTTGTTGGGAGGTCTACAGTGACCTGCTGTGGACTGGCCTCGGCCTGCTCAAACCGGACGTCGTCTTCTCCATGATCAAGTTCGGTCCCAACGCATGGCCAAAAGTCCGTAAAAGGAAAGGCAAGGCCACAGTCGTTGATTTCGGCTACGGGACATGGGCCGAGGGTGGTGGCTGGATCGAGCGGCTCCACGTCGCCAGCAAATGGCAGGTCAAATGCCCCATCGTCAATTCCACCAACAGCTGGGGCTTACGGCCGATCTCCATGCCCATCTGCGGGACCATCTGCGAGATCCCCGGTCAGGCGGATCACACGCTGTGGCATCCGACGAAAGAAGACAAGCTCAAGTCTGTCCCTGAGAAGATCGTCGTGGACGAGATCGATCCGGCTCGGGTGCAATACGCTCTGCAAAACAAATTCACGTACAAGGACGCGGTCGGAGATTTCCCTCCGTTCGACTTGGGCCGGTTTACCATGATGCTCAAGATCAACCGGATCGAAGACCGTATGCTTTCCGGCCGTGAGGCGGCCGTCACGGACAAAGCCGTTGCCAAGCGGCGAGGAGGATTCGGGCTATGAGACCTTTGAATGAATTAGACCAGCCTCAAGCACAATACTATCTCGGGTGGCTTCTCCGATACATCGGAGAAGATTTCAAACAGATGAACCCAGATGAACTGCCCCTAACGCGAGAAGGTCTCGTGGAGACACCCAAGCGGATCGTCAACTCCTGGCGGGAGATCTTCTCCGGCTACGGCAAGGATCCGGCGGACCTGATGAAGACCTTCGATGGAGACGGCCATGACCAGATCGTTGTTCTCAAGGACATCGAACTGTATTCGATGTGTGAGCACCACATGCTTCCGTTCGTGGGCAAGGCTCATGTCGCGTACGTGCCTGATAAGCGGGTTTTGGGTGTCTCCAAGCTCGCTCGGCTTGTCGACTTGTTTGCCAGACGTCTCCAGATCCAGGAACGACTCGGAGATCAAGTCGTCGACGCGCTCATGCAGCACCTCCAGCCGAGAGGAGCCGCCTGCATCATAGAGGCCGTGCATTATTGCATGCGGATGCGGGGTGTCAGCAAACAACATTCCACCATGATCACCAGTTCTCTGCGGGGTGTCTTCCGCGAGAAGGACACCAACGGTCTGGCCGCGCGCAACGAGCTCATGCAGCTCATCGGGAAGTAGTCGTGGCTGTCGGGTTCCACAAAGATCTGATCGATCACATTCGTGAGGGACACGACTCGCGCAAGCCGGTCAAGATGTTCCACTCGAACATGGCATCGGCGAAGGGTCTCGAGACGTTGCTGCCAGACGGCCACCTGATCGACATTCTCGTGTCATTCCACGGATTGAAGAAGCTGCCTGAGCTCCCCTTTGTTCGGGACATCTTCCTAGATAGCGGCGCCTTCTCCGCGTTTAAAAGTGGGGTGGAGATAGATCTCGACAAGTACATCCAGTTCGTGTTGGACAACACGAAAGCTATCTACGCTTTCGCCGGACTGGACGTGATCGGGAATGCACAAGCCACGTACGAGAACCAGTTGTACGTCGAGGATCACGGCATAACACCGATTCCCACATACCACTATGGGGAGCCCGCCAACTACCTGCGTCGTTACGCCAAGTATTATGACTACATCGCACTTGGTGGTGTCGCCCAGCTTCGCAACCGGTATAGCCTGAAGGAATGGCTGCACGACTGTTGGACGGTGATCTGGCAGGTGGATCCAACAACCCGAGTGCACGGCTTCGGCATACAAGACATTAAGATCCTGTCAATGTTTCCCTGGTTCAGTGCCGACGCTACTTCTGCCCACGTGGAAGCCCGGTTTGGTGGTATGTTCACCCCCTTCGGAGTCTTCAAAGTCAATCCTGCTGTGCAATGCCGATCCCTTAGCCCACTACAGAAAACACTGCACGACCTTGTAGCAGAATGGGTGGAATCTCTGGGGATGGGTGTCACGTTGGAGCAGGCCAAAGCTACAACGACTGAAGCCACGTTGGTCCGTGCTGCGGTCAACGTCATGTTTTTCGAGCTGGTCCTGGACCACCTCGCCCCGATAAATTACATCCCGCGCAAAAAGCGCGGATTCCATCTGTAGGGAGATTACCATGAGCAGACGAGGAGAGCAGTGGATCGAGTTTTCTCGTGAGGTGTTTGCCCACGTTGAGAAGTACACCGTGCCGCAATATGGGGACATGCCGAACGACTTGGCCAGTAGGTTCTCCGCTGCCGACATCAAGGCGAGCATCGATCGATACGTCTGCCGGATCGGCACCAATCGCCGGGGCGTGGGGGAAGCCAAGCGAGACGCTCTCAAGATCGCACACTATGCTTGCATGCTGTACGCCTGCCTGCTGGAGGAAGAAGATGCGACGTAGAAAACCAAAGAAGCGAGCAGAAATTTTTATTGCTTCACTCGAAGCAATACAAAAACAAGCTGAAAAGAACAAATTATGTCTTGTAACTTGTCCACATATACATAAATGCAACGTGGAGCATGACAAGTTCAGCTTCACCTTCTGGTGTGAGAAATATCATTGCGTTCTAGAAACACATAACGTCTCCTCTTTGTACGATCGTGTTATAAATTTCCAAGCACGGTTTGTACCTGTTCGTTGTTTTCTCTGTAGACCGAAAAGGAGCCACAAATGAACCGCCAACTACTTTTGTCCACCTTGGAACAGGTCCGCCCGGGTCTGGCCAAGAAGGAGATCGTCGAACAATCCAACACATTCTTGTTCGTGGACGGGACCGTGACCACGTTCAATGACGAGATTTGTGTCCAAGCGCCCCTTCCGGAGGACTGTGCCGACCTGGAGGGTGCCGTCAACGCCCAGGAACTGCATGATCTGCTCCACAAAGTGGACCAGGACGAGATCGAAATCAAGAGCTTGAAAAAAGAGCTCCGGATCACCGGCAAGGGATTCAAGTCGGGAGTCCGACGCCAGACGGTGGAGCTAGTCCCGCAAATGGGCAAGCCTGGCAAGAAGAAGCGGTTGCACAAGAATCTGCTGGACGCCATCCGAGCGTGCATGTTCAGCGTCAGTGATGATGCCTCCCGACCTCTCTTGACCTGCATCCACGTCGCTCCGGATCTGGTCGAGTCGTGTGACAACTTCCGTTTGACCCGGTTCCCGCTCGACACCGGCGTCAAGAAGGCCGTGCTGATTCCAGGTCGCTATGCTGAGCACCTGCGAAATTTCCCCATACGAACGCTCCAAACATCAGAAGGCTGGCTCCACTTCCGGACCCGAGACGGAATCGTTTTCTCGTGCAGAACCTATAGCGAAGACTATCCGGACTTGTCCCGGTTGTATCCGGACAAGGGCACCAAGGTCATCCTACCCAAAAAGGGCATCACCGACCTTCTGGAATCGGCTTCTGTCTTCATCGACGCGGAGCACCGTCTCGAAGCCGCGGTGAAGCTCACGTTCAAGCCGGGCAAGCTCAAGATCCGGTCGGACGGTGCCAGCGGCTGGTTCGAGGGGCGTTACAAAATCAAGTACAAAGGCCCGGAGACGACCGCACGTCTGAACCCACATATGCTCCGCGAAATCCTGAAGCACTCGGGCAAGGCCCTCCTGGGGGAGCATGCCATTCTGTTCAATACGGACACGTTCTCCCACGTGGTTTCACTGTTCGGGGAAGAAGACGAGACCGAGGAGTAAAAGATATGTATGCCCCACAAATCATTTTGATAGTGTATATGTCCCTGATACTTGGTGTAAACCTTGCAAAGCACGGACAGCCCATACTCCAAAAAACATATGATCTTCGTCTAGCTCTTTTCCGGCTTTTCATTTGGAACGCCCTGCTGTGGTGGGGCGGATTCTGGTGGTAGCCCATGTCCAAGGGCTTCTTCACCGCGGACCAGACCACGGTCAAAGTGGACATTGCCAAAAAAGCGACGGGGTGTGGTGCTTGTGGCTTGTATAAGCACTGCCTCTCTCCAAAAATGGATACGGCCGGTAAGGGGCGCAAGGGAATTCTCTTGGTTCTGGAAGCGCCCGGTGGACGAGAGGACCGTGTTGGGAAGCCACTTGTCGGTCGCTCCAGACGAACCGTGACTCGGGTCCTGGAGCGAATGGGCTTGGACTTGGACTTGGATCTGTGGCGAACCAACGCTAACATCTGCCGACCTGAAAAGAACAAGACGCCTACCGATCAACAGATAGCATACTGCCGCCCTCGCTTGTTCAAGGAGATCAAACGGCTCAAGCCCCGTGGCATCATCGTCATGGGCCTGCCTGCTCTCAAATCCGTTATTCAGCACCGCTGGATCGGCGACAAAATGGGAGTCAACGCGATCAAACGCTGGCGGGGTTTCACGATACCGGACCAGGACCTCGGCTGTTGGCTTTGTCCTACTTGGCATCCGGCCTACGTCAATCGGTCGGAAAAGGATCCATCCGTTCAGCTCCTGTTTGAAATGGATCTGGAAAACGCCGTCCGCACCATACTTGAGACACCTTTTCCCAAATACGGGGATGAAGCCAAGCGGATCCGCCAAATCATGAACCCGAACCTATTGGACCAAGAGCTTGAACGAATCCATCTGCAATCCCCCTTCTTTGTATTTGACTGGGAGACAACAGGGATTCGCCCGTACGCCAAGGGGCACCGAATCGTTTCTTGTTCTATCTGCACCCCTGACCTGGATGTGATAGCTTTCCCCATGCCACGACACAAGAGTCGGAGAGTGCACCTACGGCGCTTACTCTCCGACTGGAGTGTGGGTAAGGGAGCGCACAACATGGGATTTGAACATCTATGGGCGGGGCACGATCTCAAAACAATAGTACAGGGATGGCAGTGGGATTCTCAACTAGCGGCACATATTATAGACAACCGCTCATATATCACCAGCCTCAAATTTCAAACGTACGTCAACTTTGGTGTGATCGACTACGATAGTCACATGGGTACTTGGCTGCACTCCAGTCCACAGGATGTAAAGAAATACGGAGCCAACGCAAAGAACAAGATCTTCAAGCTGGTGCAAGAAAAGGATGGTTGGAACACTCTGTTAACGTACAACGGGCTTGACTCCATCTATGAAATGATGCTGGCCCGCAAACAAATGGAGCTGATCGGTGTCGATCACTTTGCATCCACGAACTCCGCAAGCATATAAATTCTTGCATGATGGAACCCTAGCGCTGACCGAGGTCACCGCGGCCGGCCTTCATGTTGATGTGGAGTACTGCCAGCGCAAACGCAAACACCTGGACAGGCAGACGAAAAAGCTGCACTCCCGCCTGGCTTCCACCGATCTCGTCAAGCAGTGGAAGAAGAAGTACGGCCGGCGAATGAACTGGGACTCTAACGAGCAGATGGCCGACATCGTATACAACGTGCTTGGGTACAAAGCCAAGACGTTCACGGAGAAGGGCAATCCATCCACTTCCCAGGGGGCTTTGGAAGCTCTACGTCTGCCCGCGGTTGAACATATTGTGGGCCTATCCCGACTTAAGGAAGCCGCGAAGGTGCTAGACCGAATCATGCGGGAGACGGTACTATATCCGGATGGATCCTGGCGGTTACATCCCTTTTTCCATCTGTCCAGGGTGGGCACCTTCCGCTCCTCCAGTTCGGATCCAAACGCACAGAACTTCCCCAAGCGGGTAGAATACATCATGCGGATTGTCCGTAGGGCCATAATGGCCCGACCCGGGCACCAGCTTGGTGAGGTTGACTTTTCTGGAGCCGAGATCCGGACAGCTTACTGCTATCACAAAGATCCAGGCATGTATGACGAGCTGACCAATTCCAAGCGAGACATGCACCGAGATATGGCAATGGAGTGCTACAAACTGTCCACAGCGGATATGGGGGAGAAAGGATCTCCCATCTACAAAATGCTGCGGCACTGCGGCAAAAACAAATACGTTTTCCCCGAGTTCTACGGAAGTTACTTTGCCCAAGTCGCCCAGGACCTGTGGGACGAGATAGACCTTTTGCAGCTCAAGACGGCAAAAGGTGTTCCCATGCGGCGTCATCTGACCAAGAAAGGCATCCGGTCGTACAACGACTTCCTGGATCACTTGGAAGAGGTGGAGCACCGATTCTGGTATGACCGGTTCCCGGTGTACGCCGAGTGGAAAAGACGGCAGATTATTAAGTATGAACGCCGAGGGTATGTGGATCTCAAGACCGGGTTCCGCTGCCTGGGACACATGCGGCACAATCAGGTCATCAACTTTCCCGTGCAAGGGACCTCCTTCCACATGCTGCTGTGGTCTTTGATCCGACTGAATCAGATCATGCACGAAGAGAATTGGCGGACCAAAATCGTGGGACAAATTCACGACAGTATTTTGTTTGACTTCCATCCAGATGAAACACAGTACGTATTGCAGACAGCACAACGGGTTATGACTAAGGAGCTGCCGGAAGCGTGGCCGTGGATCATTGTGCCGTTAGAAGTTGATGCAGATGTGGCACCGGTCGACTCATCTTGGAATACTGCTGAAAAGTATATAATACAGTAGGAGGTCTGAAATGGGGTACGAATACTTAGAGTATGACGCCATTTGGATACGCGAATTAGACGCTGCGTTCATTCTCAAAATACCGGAATTGACCAACAAGGAAGTCATCATTCCCAAGTCACAAATTGATGAAGTGGATGTGGCCATCCTCCACGACAAGGGCGATCTCGATTTTGAAATGTCCATCAAAATTACAACGTGGATTCTTCAGAAGAAGGGGCTGATCTGATGCCATTACACATAGATTATAGACCGACGTCGTTTGAAGAGGTCCGAGGCAATGAGGATGTCGTTCGCGCTCTGCAATCCGCTTTGTCCCGTAAGGACAAGTGCAACCGGGCCATGTTGTTTACCGGACCCGCCGGATGTGGCAAGACAACCCTGGCGAGAATCCTTGCCATTGAATTAGGTAGCCTCAACCCCAAGAACCCTGCCGGCTCACCCGACTACCATGAAATCAACGCCTCAGATTTCGGTGGGAAGGATATGGTGAGGGACATCCGTCGGAAAAGCCAATATGCTCCCTCCGGCCCAGCTCGTGTCTGGCTGCTCGATGAGTGCCACAAACTCAGCACCGATGCTCGAGAGGCCATTCTCAAACTGCTGGAGCATCCTCCTGCGAAAACATGGTTCCTCCTAGCCACGACCGAGCCGTCGACGTTCAAGCCGACGTTTCGCCGCCGATTGGCGGAGTACACGGTGGGCATGTTGACGGATGCACAAATCCGTGGGCTGTTAAAGCGTGTGGCAAAAGCGGAGGGGATTCGGCCGACGAAGCAGCTTCTCAACCAAGTCTGCCGAGACTGTCTCGGCAGTCCCGGCTTCGCCCTAGCTATTCTGGACAAGGTAGCAGGGCTTGATCCCGACGAAATGGTGGCTGCCGCAAAGAAAGCGGCTGAGAAGCAAGACATTGTGATAGCACTTTGTCGTGCTTTGCTCAAACACGTATCTTGGGAGAAGATCCTACCCATGTTGAAGGAACTGGAAAAAGAAGATCCAGAATCTATCAGGCGGAAGATCCTTGCATACTTCGACAAAGTCATGCTTGGTGGAGATGAGTCCGCGTATGTAGTTATGGACTCGTTCCGTGCTCCTTTCTACGATACCGGCCGTGCCGGCCTGACCATGGCGTGCTACGAAGCGTTGGTGGCCGAATAGACGCAAACTAACACGGAGCCGAATAACAGCAGAGAAAGGAGGGTACAATGAACAAATATGAACGAGAACTGACAATAGACACCGAGGCGCTCGATGTAGAGTGGCTGGAGCAGCCCAAGTTGTTTATGAAGTACTCTCGCAAGAAAGCCAAGGCGCTTCTTCGAGCCAAACGGACACACGAAAAACTCAAGACCATACGCTCCGAACTAATAATGCAGGCCCACAGCGGAGGCAAGAAATTGATTGGGTGCACCCCGACGGGACCAACGGTGGACGCTTGGGTGCGTGCCCATCCGGATTACATCGAGGCAAAAGAAGAACAGATCACAGCAGAGTTTGAAGCCGATATCCTTGACGCGGCTGTGTTTGCCTTCCACCAACGGAAGGCCGCGCTGGAGAACTTGGTGATCTTGCACGGGCAGCAATACTTCGCCGGACCCAGAGTCCCGAGAAACCTGACCGAGGAATACGCCCAAGCTCGAGAAAAAGCTCGAGATCGAGCTGCTGACGCGGCCGCCCGCCATGACAAAAAGAAGGGACGAAGGAGGGCTCCTAAGTGAAAACATTACTGTGGATCCTAGGAGTCTTTTTGGCCCCTTTCATCATATACGCGGCGACAAAACTGGTTTCACAAGCGTGGCATCGAGCAAAGTTCGACGTCATGCGCAAATCCTATCCGATACAGGAGGACGACAATGGCAAGAGCAAAGAAAGGTAACAAGGGCGGTAAGGGCAAGAAGAAGGCCAACGCCCGCAAGGCCGCAGCACAACAGGCGCGTGAAAACGCTCGCGCCAGGGCGAAAGAGCGACAGAAAGAAAGGAGCGGATCCAGCACTCTGGCATTCGATGGAGAGATGTTCTCTCCTCGCCCCAAGTGCAAGATCGCCATCTTGCCGTATATCGTGTCCATCGATGATCATCCGGACAACGGGAACGGCCGGGCTCCCAAGGGATCGATGTGGTACCGACTGCCGTACAAGTACCACGGTAACATCGGCGCCAACAAGCGGATGGTGATCTGTCCGACAACCTTCGGCAAGCCCTGTCCGATCTGCGAAGACATCCAGCGCCTGCGCCAGGACTACGAGGTCAACAAGAAGATCATTGGCTCCCAGCGTGCCAAGGATCGGGAGCTGTACAACGTCTACGACTTCCGCCGGGACGAAGTGCGGCTGTGGGACGTTTCGTACCACAACTTCGGCAAGCAGATGGACAAGTGGCTGGAGGACGGGGACGAGCTGTGGGCCGGTTACTTCCTGCCCGACGAGGACGGATTCGATCTGCAGTGCTTGTTCGAGGAGAAGACGTTCAACAAACGGGAGTTCTTCGAAATCTCCCGGGTGGACTTCCTCGAGCGGGATGAGCCTCTCGATGAGGAGATTCTGGACCAGGCTGTCTGCCTAGAAGAAGTCCTCAAGATCATGTCCTACAAGGAGCTCAATCGTTTGTACTACGAAATCCCCGAAGGGGAGGACGATGAGGACGACGAGGACGAGGACGATGATGACACGCCTCCGCGTCGCAAGAAGTCCAAATCCAAGAAGAAGTCCAGGCCCGACCCCGAGGACGAGGACGACGAGGACGAGGACGACGAGGACGAGGACGACGAGGACGAGGACGACGAGGACGAGGACGACGAGGACGAGGACGACGAGGACTCCGACGACGGCGACGAGGACGACGAGGACTCCGACGACGACGACGAGGACGAGGAGGAAGAAGAGCCGGCTCCGAAGCGGAAGGCCAAGAAGTCCAAATCCAAATCCAAGTCCAAGTCCAAGTCCAGGTCCAGGAAGAAAGGCAAGTGCCCACACGGCTTCACCTACGGCAAAGACACAGACAAGCACGACGAGTGCGACGACTGTGAGCTGTGGGAGAACTGTGACGACCTCCGCATCGCCAACAAAAGCAACAAAAAGCGCAAGAAGAAGTAACACTACTACGGTCCCGACCCAAACAAGGGTCGGGGCCACTTCCGGAGGTACAAATGCAAAAAGGCGATATGATAGACTCCTCGGAAGCCCAGAAAATGTACGAGGAGAAACTCAACATCTATATGACACCGGCCGCCTTCCGTTTGTGGCTCCAGAAGTGGAAAAAACAATACCCGGATATGGTAAAGCAACCGGGAAGTGGTGGACACTACCACATAGACAAGAAACGGTTCAAGGAGTTCATCAATGGCGCGTAAACGAAAGCCATCCCGTGTCTCGGAAGTGGACCAGATACGAAGTACAAGCAAGAGCCCGGTCAAGTTTAAGAAGCACAAAATCACCGGCTACCTGCCCACCGGATGTACTCTGCTGAATCTTGCCATGACGGACCATATTGATGGAGGATGGCCCCTGGGCAATATCTCTACACTGCCCGGTGTTTCATCCGCAGGCAAAACACTCATCGCCTTGTCCAGTCTGGCGATGGCCAGTTCCCTGCCCGCCTTCGACGACTACCGCCTGATCTTTGACGATGTGGAGCGCCGCCAGTCCTTCGACGTGGAGTACCTGTTCGGCCACGCTCTTGCGGAGCGGATAGAACCGCCGCCGCTGGATACATCCCGCACGGTGCAATTGTTCAAACACAATGCACTGACCTTGTGCGATTCGGAGGATCCTTTCATCTACATTCTGGACAGCTTCGACGCTATGACCAGTGACGAAGAGCTCGAAAAGGACATGCGAAAGGCGCTGGCTGCGGCCAAGTCAGACGAGGCAGTCAAGAAGATCGCCGGCAGCTTTAACATGGAGAAAGCGAAAATCGGGGGCCAAGTCCTGCGGCAGATAGCTTCGAGCATGTCCAATTCAAAGTCGGCCTTGCTCATTATCCAGCAGCTCCGCCAGAATACGAAGGCCCGGACTCCGTTTGACAAGAAGTGGGTCACGTCCGGCGGAGAAGCTCCGTTCTTCTATAGCCATGCCCGTCCTCTCCTCAAAAAGATCAAAACGCACAAAAAGACAGTTCGTGGGGTTGCCCGTCCCTCCGGTGTCCGGACACGGGCCGATTTTGAAAAGAATTCGATCACGGGCAAGTGCTGGCCGGTGGAGTTCGACATTTTCTATGACCTGGGTGTGGACGATGTCGGAGCCAACATCGACTTTCTCCTGCAAGAAAAAGTATGGTCGAAGGCGGAGGGGAAGATCAATGCCAAGCACTTCCGTCAGAAGCTCAAACGAGAAACTCTCATCCGCTACATCGAAAATAATGACAAGGAGCGAAAGCTTCAGCGTTTGGTTCAGAAAGCATGGACCCAAGTCGTGGAAGATATGAAGCTCGGACGCAAGAGGCGCTTCTAATGGCCAGACGCAAAAGACCCAAGAAGAAAGTGACGCATTGTATTGTCGCGGTAGATCCAGGCACGAAGTGTGGCTGGGCAGTCCGCGGCTGCTCCGACATAGAAGGAGTGGGAACGTGGAATCTCGCCCCAAAGCGGTACGAAGGCGGAGGTATGCGCTTCATTCGCCTGCTGTCCTACTTCCGAGAACTACTGCTACTGACAAAGCCGCTGTTCGTTGCATACGAAGAAGTACGCAAACATAAAGGGGTAGACGCCGCCCATATCTACGGTGGGATCATCGCTACAATCACACAAGAATGTGAAGTCCAAGGGGTTCCGTACTACGCTATCCCGGTAGGAACGATCAAGAAATTTGCAACAGGAAAAGGAAACGCTGGCAAGCCGGCCATGATAGAAGCAGCCAAGGAGAAGTGGCCAACATGGGACGGAGACGACAACCAAGCGGACGCCATGTGGTTGGCGGAGGTAGCAGCAGCCGAGTACGGCAACGTCGGTCTCGATTAGAGCTGCTCTGCTCCGCGTGGATTTCAATCGAGAAACGGCTGCCGCCGGATACAGACGAACTCATTCTGGTCTGGAACTACGAATTAAACCGCCCCTGGGTTATGGTGGCTCGCGTGGCCCGGCAAGATGCAGCTCGACTCGTGGCGGATCCTGCGGCGTTCGACGCCCTCGTGAACGTCGCCTTATTCATCAGCCACTGGACCCGGTTCCACGGGCCAGAAGGAGAAATTCCATACTATGGCACGTAGATGTGTTCCTCCGCCAGCACCTTCCCGAATTGCTCCCAAAGCGAAGAAATGCTCCTTCACCATCTTCGTCAAGGGAGATTGTGGACCCGAGATGATAAAGGTGAACGGGTTTTCCTTTGGTGAAATTGGTTATCATAAAACAATAGATGGGACGTGGAGCGTTACCGCCATCCCATGGGGAACTTGTGCCGTACGCCATATACAAACCCGAAGGAGAGCACACAGTCTTGCACAATACTTACAAGAACATGGCATGCTCGAACGGCTTTGCTCTTTACATCTACAGATATTGGACGAAGCGAAAAAAGCCTGTGACGCTACTAGAGTCGAATGCGAATAACGGAATGCAGCCCGCCGATAGCTCCGCTCCTTCACCATTCCGGAGCTGTCCGAGGATCTGAGGTAAGGGAGGGCCGGAACGGCTGGCCCTCCCGCTCCTCCAAGAGTCACAAAGACAAAAGGAGAACAGCAGTGCTGTATGAATGGATCGGGGCGATCTGGACGACCCCCATTCTACTCCTTCGCCTGCCATCGATCTGGCCTCAGTCTGATGAGCGCTCCGTTCTGGCCGGAGGACAGCACAGACACACCGCCTGATACGGCAGGCAAGCAACGCCGGTGGGGGTCACAGACCCCCACCCAAAAAACAATCCAAAGGAGGTGATGTGTATGCGATGGCAAATGAACCACATGTTGAATTTGGATGCGAATCTGATCATCGGCGACGGCCTGCACGGCGGCCACTAGGCCGACCTGGGCATCGGCAAATGCCAGCCCTCTAATTCAGGGCACCCCTGGCCGGGGGTCGCCAAGTCGTGGAGCAAAACGCGATGAAGCGGCAAAGCACAAGGCCCCCGGCCACTTTGACAACTAAATAGGAACGAGTTTGAGGACGACTCGCAAGACGGCTTGCGGATCGTACAGGGGGACGGTGTGTGTGATCTAACCGGGGTGCTGGCTGCGTATGCGGTTGGTTGTTGCAACCCCCCGGCCACACCCTCCCCCGACTGGGACAGGACCGGCGGCGTGGAAGGACACGCGAGGGGATCAGCGCGCCTGCGGTGCGAAGTAGCTAGGCTGAAAACGGAGCAAAACTCCTAGCGCGCAGCGGCAAAAAGCACCAGCCAGTATCAAGCCTGGCCCGGTCTTGTCTCTTTGGCCCAGCGAGACGCACTGCGTCCCGTAAGTGGAGGCCCATGGCCTTCCGGGCCAGGCTGGCGGTGTTCTCCTGCTCTAGCGGGGGTCCATCAAAGGTGAATAGACACCAGCCGCCAGCCTCCCCAAGCTCGTTTGTTTTTCACAGAGGAACGTATGATCAAGTCCATCACACTCGAGAACTTCCAGGGGCACAAATTCCTGCACTTGGATCTGGCAGAGGGTGTAAACGCCATCGTCGGTCCGTCTGATACAGGGAAGACCACCGTTATCCGTGCCCTTCAGTGGTTGGTGTTCAACCGACCCCTGTCCGTAGATCCGTTAATCACTCACGGGACCAGCTCCGTCAGTGTCAAAGTCAAAACTGCCAACGGAACCACCGTGGAGCGGCGGCGCACCAAGACAAAGAATCTGTACCTCATTGACGACGAAGAGTACAAAGGGTTTGGCTCGTCCGTTCCGGACGACGTGCAGAAGGTGCTGAACATTGGCGACATCAACTTCAGCCCACAGCACTCCAGTCCGTTCCTCTTGTCAGCGAGCCCACTGGAGGTGGCCCGCACCATCAACGAGTTTGCCAACCTGGACGATATCGACAGGGCACTGCGTAATATCTCCTTGCGGGTCCGTAGGGACCAACAGGGACTTTCCGAAGCCGACAACGCCATAAAGGCCGCACAAGAGGCCTTGAACACATTCTCATACCTCTCAGAGCTCAAAAAGCAGGTGCTGGCGTTACAGCGCAAGCAGGCCAAGCTGAACAAGGTGAAAAAATCCTTCGACGAGCTGGCGGGTGTCGTCGCGAAGATCACAGGGCTGCAAAAGCGGGTTGACACGCTGCCTGATCTGTCCCAACTGAAGGACAAGCTGCAGCAGATCCAGGATCACATCGACGCCAAGAAGGCTATAACCAAACAGGTATCTCGATTGGCCAGAGCCATCGATTCGGTGCGGAATAAACAAGCCTTAGTGAAGGTCGCTGAACATGATCTGACCCAGGCCAAGAAGCGGTTCGAGAAACAAATGCCCAACATTTGTCCACTGTGTGGATCCAGGAGGAAGTAATGGCCTATACGATAAAGCAAACCAACGGCGGCATCATTGAACACGATCGCGGGACAGTCGTTATAAATGGCGGCAATCCGCTTCCTGGATGTCCTAAATCCTATGACGAGGCAAACGCTTGGGCAGACAAAGCGAACGAGGGTAAGGGTGATCCCGGGAACTGGTATGAGCCCATGTGGTCGTTCGACTGTGGGTTTAAGCTGGATTTCGATGGACCACTAGTTGATGTGTCCAGCCGATTTTACCCGCCAAAGACACACTACGGCCCCAAGTGGGATGGCTCTGTTAGCATTCGACTATTGGGAAAAACAATTTCCAGGCGTGAGTTCGAGGCCGATACGCTGGACGAATTAAAAGGGCAGGCCGAGGCATTTGTTCGGGGTGTGGTTTTGGGCAACGCGGACAAGAATCATACATTTATGTGTCGTAAAAAGGATGTTGCTAGTTGGGAAGATATGGAGAATGAACTCAATTATTGCACCCTCCATTTCGTATCTCACTTCATCTATACCTTAGAAATCGTGGGGTATAAACATCCTGATGCAGCTATCAGAAAAACTGCGATGAATCTTTATCGTGGCATCGTCAGCGAGATGTGTCACCTCAACGTGGAAACGGAGGGGGAATTGGACATTCGTTTAGATGACGTGTCCAAAACCACAACCATCGAAGAGTACTTTGGCGAATTCAATTTGGTGAGTGGCAAACTCGTTCCCGTTGATAAACATAAGCACGTCAAGCCCCCCGTTTGTCCCACAGGGCCAAGTGATAGCTATACTTGGACAGGGAGATCAAGCTGATGGAACAACCACCCCGCCCTGACGCCATATTTCTCGCGGACCTCCACCTCCAGCCGACCACACCAAAGTGCAGGCAGGAGGGGGAGTTTCTGCACGCCATGTGGACCAAGCTGGAATATATCCAAGCCTTCCGCAGCCAATGGCGTGAGCCTGTTCCCATCTTCGTCGCTGGGGACATCACACACCGCTGGAACAATCCACCGTGGTTCCTGCGCTGGCTCATCAAATATTTCCCACCGGATTCATACGTTGTCTGCGGACAGCACGATCTTCCAGCACACCGTCTGGACCGGGTTGAAAAGTCCACCCTTGGTGTTCTTGAGGCCGCTGGTGTGGTGAGGATCCTAGGTCCGGCAGAAGGTGTCCTCCTCCCAGATTGTTCTGCTGTCATTGTAGGCTGGCCTTGGGGAACAACGCCTGAACGTCCTACGGATTGGGATTCCACACCAGAACTTCGTATTGTGGCCCTGACCCATACCTTCACCTACAAAGGCAAGGCCCCCTGGCCAGGCTGTGTGGCCCCCACAGATAAGGCCCTGCTTCGCAAGTTCAAAGGATATGACCTCGTGGTCGCCGGGGACAACCACACGCCCAGCCTGACCAGCTTCAAGAACGGACGTAAGATTCTGGTGCCTGGCTCCCTGATGCGGATCAGTGCTGACCAAGTGGACCACGATCCCCGCATGTATCTGTACTACGCCAAGAATAACAGCATCGTAATCGAGCCGTTGCCGTTCGACCGAGACGCTGTCAGCCGGGAACACCTGGAACGGGAGTCCCAACAAGAGCAACGCATTTCGGCGTTCGTGGAAACTTTGGAACATGAGTTTGAGGTGGAGCTATCCTTCCGCCACAACCTGGACGAATACATGCGGGTGAATAAGCTGCCAAAGCGGCTCCGCATCATCATTAACGAAGCCATGGAGGGAGAAAATGACTGACGAGAAAAAGTGTCCCTTCGGTCACACATTCGGTAAGGATGTGGATCAATATGAAGATTGTGACACCTGCGAGGATTTTTGGGAGGATTGTCTGGAGGAGTACTACTGTTTGAAAAGAGAAGAAAAGGCTGCCGAAGTGGTCGAAGATCTGGTTGCCTGTGCCCCAGTACAACCCCGCTTCCTCTATGACTGGACAGACAAGCAACCGGAGCACCCCGGCCACTTCTACTACGACGGGCCACTGCCTGGACCGAACGGGGAACGCCTGGGTATTGTGGAAGTATTTCGAAATCCGTTTATGGAGAATGAACTGTTTGCTTACGTATTCATTCCCCCACATACCAAAGAAACAACGAAACAGGAAGCAGAAGAACATGGTTCTGGATCGTTTGCAGGTGGTAAAGAAATCATCAATGGTAAGATGATCGTGGATAAATTGGAAAACTGGACAGGCCGTTGGGCCGGGCCACCACATGGGCTGCTTTACGTTGATTTGGCACAATGTCAAATGTGCAAAGAACTCAATCGTATTCAAGGACTTTCTACTAACCAAAATGAGGATAATCCTTATGTCGACGACTAACGCAAAACGTCTGGCCGAACTCAAGCAGGCTGTCGAAGACAACCAAACGGAAAAGGACCGGGCTGCTGGAGCCCTGGAAGCAGCCGAACAGGAACTGAAATCCCTCGGCTACAAGACCGTGGCTGCTGCTGAAAAGGCGCTGAAAAAACTGCGCCGAAAGGGGCAGGACCTCGAAGACAAGATTGCCAACGGGCTCGACGAGCTTGAAGGGGAATACGGTGAACTCGTCTCGTAATCTGCCCACCTGGGAGCGGATCCTGAATCGGAAGCTCGGCGAACGCGCCCAAGCCCGCCGAGCCCTAGACTCTGCCGGAGCGAAGTTCGAAGTGGCCGAAGACCGTCTCGCTGACGCCAAGATAGCGCAAGAAATCATCCAAACAGTTGCTCAGGCTACCCAGAAACAACTAGAATACAAGATTAGCGAACTCGCCAGCCTAGCGCTGTCGTCAGTATTCGACGACCCCTACGAACTGGTGTTGCGGTTTGAAGAGCACCGCGGTAAGACCGCTGCCCGTCTTCTGTTCGCCCGCTCTGGACACGAGGTGGATCCCATGGCGTGTGCTGGCGGTGGACCGGTGGATGCGGCCGCGCTGGCCCTGCAAATTTCACTATGGACTCTCAGAGCACCTCGAACAAGGTCCCTGTTAGTACTGGACGAACCCCTCAAGTTCTTGAAGGGGGGAGACATGCCAGAACGTGGTGCCGCGATCATCAAAGAATTGGCCACCCGACTCGGAGTACAGATACTGATGGTCAGTCACGACCCCTCCCTGGTTGCCACGGCTGACAAGGTCTTTGACATGTCCAGCAAGGAGAAATTAGAATGCAGCCCCGTTTCCAGGCGCAGAAGAAAACCACGGAGGTCCAGAGAAAAATGAGCATGCAACCTCGTGAATTACACACCAGCTTCGCCCGCCAGAAAACGACTGCGGAAGACTACCGTGTGGGACTACTGGCGGCGCGGGCACTCTTGGATTCTGCTTGTGCAGAACCAAATCCATACCGCCGCACCCACCGGCGTACTTTTCGGTTCCTCGGATTCGATTACATGCAGAACTCGGTGATGATTCGCTACGAAATGCAGTATGTGCCACTCAAATTCAAAAGGGAAGATTTGTAATGCGCCACGCGACTCTCACCCTCCAAATTGAGCTTATAGTACCTCCTGAGGTACCTGAAGAACAGCTTTTACACCACCTCAAGGCCCGGCTTGGTTACGTATCACCTCGAGGAACTGTGGATCAGTTGCTGGCGTATGACAGGTTGCTCAGTGGAGCAAAAGCCACAACCACATACGAAGTAAGTTTACAGGAGGAAACAAATGGCTAATCAAAAAACCCGTCCCGTAGTGATTTATGAAGTGGAGGACCACAGAATGGACAAATTGAATCGAACACTGCGGGCCGTAGTGGCGGCACTTCGGAGTGACAAGAAAGATCTTGCTGCTGAGTTGGAAGCAGCAAGAAAAGCATTTTTCAAAAACCAAGAAGAAGAAAATTATTAGAAAGGGGCATAAGGAGGACAAATATGGAAATCAGCGACTATTTAGGACCAAACGGAGTGCAAATCACGTTTATTGGAGTCCCGGAAGCAGAGGTTGATGAAATACTGGCGATTCTCAACGCCACCTCCAATAACTGCTCTGTTGAAGCGACATTTGAATCAATACGCGAGATTTGCATACGGTACGGGGTGATATTTTCTGCAATTCCACACGAAAATGGTGGTATCGGCGGTGCCATTGTGCACAAAAACTCACCAAGGGGATAAAGATGAGAATCGTTGAGCAAGGACACGAGATACTGGCGATGGACCCGAACGCACTGGCCCTGGTGGAACGGGCTGGGCGGACGTGCTACAAGAGCGAGGACAAGATAGGGTGCACTGTACCCAAAGAACAGCGACAGGAGTTCACTGGTTGTCAGGGCGGGACAGCCTGTCATGGTCCTAGTTGCCCTCATCACTCCAGCAACAAATTCGTTCGCATGCTGATCAAGCGTGGCCACCACGCCATGCTGGAGTTCGGCTGGATCGCCGTCAAGTTCATCACCAACCGGGGCGTCACGCACGAGATGGTTCGGCACCGCATCGCTTCGTTCGCCCAGGAGAGCACGCGGTTCTGCGACTACAAGGATGGACATGTCGAGTTCATCAGGCCGGTGTGGGTGGATAAGAGCGTGTGCATGGAACACAACTCTGTGGAACTGGTGAACTCTACAAAAAGCAACTGTCCATTGGTGTCTTGGCTTCTGGCGATTGCCAGGGCAGAAGTGCACTACCAAGAATTGCGCCAATCGTGGGGTGGGGAACTGTGGCCCCCAGAGTTCGCCCGCGAGGTTCTCCCCAACTCCCTCAAGACCGAAATCGTCGTCGGCGGCAACCTGCGCGAGTGGCGGCACATCATGGCACTTCGGGCTGTTGGTACCACGGGCAAGCCCCACCCGCAGATGCAGGCCCTCATGCTGCCCCTGCTGGCCGAGCTGTACGAAGCCATGCCCGCCATGTACGAGGACTTGTACATGGCGGCCAAGGAAAAGGGGCTGTACAATGATCAAATGTGAAGACTGTCAATACTCTCACCAATTACCGGACTTTGGGCAATTTGAATGCCGGATATATCCGCCGAAAGCAACAGAGCCTGGGAAAAGGGGTATATGGCCGGTGGTGCGGGCGGGGGATTACTGTGGAGAGGGGAAAGACACAGGGAACAGACCGCCACTTCCAAAGGACGATGCAAAACCTATTGAACCAGTTGAAGTCAGATGGTAAACACAAGGAGACAGACCATGCCCACTCAGCATGAACAGGCCGTGAAGGAAAAGCGTGAAGCAGCCGCTGCTGTGCGCGAGACCGCCAACAACCTCAACGCCGCTTTACACGAGGCCAGTCGCCTTGGTCTCAAGGTGGATATCAGCCTACAGTACATGACTGAACACGGCATGAAGTATGGTTTGATACTTTGCTGCATCGGCCGCGTGGTCGAAACCCATGAAGTCAACTACTAGGAGCATTGACATGACCATTGAAGAGTGGAAGAAGGAACTGACAGAAGTAGTGGATGGTTTCGCCGATGCCGGAAAGAATGTGGCCGCACATCTTTCAAAATTGAAGGAAATAGACGAAGAGTCCTACGACGAGGATGAAGTCATGGCCTTCGTTGCCATCAAGATACAGCGCATGCAAAATTCGCTGGAAGAAGCAATGAACAACCTGTAAGGAGGGCCACATGCGTATCGTTGAACTCGTACGACTGGAGTCTGGCGAACAGGGAACCTTCGGCGTCCTCAAGATCGACAAGCAGGCCTTCTGCTGCACCCTGGAGCCCAGGGATCGACTGAACGCCAACAATATCTCGGCCATCCCGCCGGGCCAGTACATCGCGGTGCGCCACCAGTCTCCCAAGTTCGGGGAGACGTTCATGGTCAAGGACGTGCCGGGCCGGACCAACATCCTGTTCCACAAGGGGAATACGGACGACGACACGGCGGGGTGCATTATCCTAGGCTCGTCGTTCGGACACCTGGGAGCGGACCGGGCCGTGCTGGCAAGCGGCAAAGCGTTCGGTGGCTTTACGGAGCTGTTCAAAAGAGGAATAGCCCCTGCCGATCTGCGATTCCACCTCACCATCACGGAGCATTACTAGCCATGGGACTATATTCATTTTTCGACGGTGACTCCGTTGCAATTTCTGTGACCTGGGTTACCATAGCGGCGGTAATTTTCATACTTATCATATCAGACGGAGTCCAGCGCCAGACGGAAACTACAGTGCCAATTGTGGAATCTAACCTGCCTACTCCTTACTGTGCCTGCTTCGACGGGGAACAGACGGGCCAAGCGTTCCTCATAAGCAGGGATGGTACTCCTTCCCCGGTCATAGACTGGAACGACGAGTACGCGTGCAACATGCCGAAATCGTGCAACTGTACCAAACCGGACAAAGGATCCACTCCGTGATCATCTGCTCCATCTGCCACAAGGACCTCAACCCCCGAGCCCACAGCACGGTCAAGGACGAGGTGGGTGACGGCGTGGTCCTGTACTACCACGGGGCGTGCCTCCTGGGAGCGTACCGAGCATCGTGCCGAACCCAGGACCGCATGGACGACCTGATGGGCCGGATGGGGGAGGCTAGTGGTTTACCAAAAACGGTACAGGCCCCGGATGAATATGAGATACGGGAATATTACAAACGGTGGCCAAAAGTGTTGCTGGCAGACCATATATTGTGCCGAGTGGAACTGTATCGAGCCAGGGTAAAAATAGGGCACCTGGAGGCAAGGAATACAGAACTGGTAAAAATGGTAAGAGGGGAGGGTGATGATGAGTGATACCGAACGTGATCCACTGGTGGTGAACATTGCGATGGACCGGGAAGACCGCTGCATCATGGCTAAGCACGGTAGCATCCTTGACAATGCATGTGCCAAGGCCGTTGCTGATGGGTATGTTGAACTGTTGCGCAACTATCCACTATGCAAGGTCTACCAGTTGAAGGAGGATGGGCCCAAGGAGGAACAGTTGGCTTGCGGCTGCATCGGCCACTGTGAGTGCGGTGAGGAACGTGTCACCGTCGATATGTCAACCGCCGAAGGCGTAAGGCAACAACCTAGCCCCTCCCTCCCATCAGCCTCGGGCGACCGGGGCGATGGGGGACGGACTGAAAACGAAGGAGGACCCCATGGACGCGAAGTCTTTGAAACAACTCCAACACGAACGCATGATGTGCACCGGCCCCGGATGGACCGAAAAAACCAAAGAGATGGACGCGACCCTGTACGTCAAGGCCGAGGACGCGGAGAAGGCCGTGGAGGTGGGCATCACGGCCATGCGCAGATCGTTTTATGAGGGGTATGAGTTTGGCCAAGCGGACATGCGGCATACCGGAATAGGGCAAATTTCTGGGAAGCCGGTACCGTCTCCGATCACTTTGCCGCGCCAAGCGTGGAAAAAAGTGCGGCCCGACTCGACCTGGAGGGCGAAATCATGCCCGGAGACAAGGAGGGTGGGAAATGAACCAAGAAACGCTCAAAATGAACGTGACCGTCGAGCCCGAACAAAACCCAGAGCTTGCAGCCATGAACATGCTGGACCAAATTATGGCATGGCTCGAATCCACCAACGACGGCGATGCTGCCGTGTCCAAGCGAGTCGCGGCTTGGCTAGCCTCAAAATATGGAGCCAACTCATGACCTGCAAAGCCATTCCGTTCACCGCCGCCATGACGCGGGCGATCATGACCTGTGCCCGTTGTGGTCGCGTGAGCGTCGAGTTTCCCTGCACCTGTGGGAGCACGGACTTCGTGAAGACGAACACGCGAAGGCCGGTGAATCCGCAACCGTTCATGCAGGATGGTCCCAACGTCTATGACGAACATGCAAGGCTGATATTGCCCCCCTACCAGCGCGGCGATATTCTCTGGGTCAGGGAACCGGGGCGGGTGGTGGCGGCGTCGTATAGCGGCATTGGAGTTCCTGCCAGGGTAAAGGTCAAATATCCTGCCGACGGGACGGTATCGGAATGGATTGACCTCCCGAAGCGCATTGGCGGCGGTGACTTGCCGTTTTGGGCGCGGAAATTTCACGGCATCCCCAACGGCATATTCCGCGAGGCCGCCCGGCTGTTCCTCGAAGTGGAAGACGTGCAAGTCCAGCGGGTGCAGGACATCACGGTCCGCGATGCAATGGCGGAAGGCATAAAAGCACATCCGACAAAACTCGGCCTTTGGACGGCGGACGGTTCCACATATCATGCTGGCATCTTTACCGCTTTCCGCACCCTCTGGGACTCCATCTACGCCAAGCGGGGCCTGGGCTGGGACGCCAACCCATGGGTATTCGCCAACACGTTCAAGCGCACCGGCATGCCCGAGGGCTGGGAGGAAGACAAATGAGTTGCATATGTCAAGGGTGCGGACGCCAATACACCATGGACTTGATTGTCCCCGATTACGTCTGGGAAAAGATCAAGCCAGAAGGGAAGGCCAAGGGCGCGGGGCTGCTCTGTGGGTGCTGCATCATACAGCGGCTTGAGTCTATCCTGTCATACAGCACTTTCCATTTGGCCACTCGCCCCTTGTCTGATGCGGAGAAACTTGAAAATTTGCGTAGAGCACTTTGGCCGAAGGAGGCCGACAATGGATAAGCACAAGGACGCGCTGGAGTTGGCGCAACTGATGATGGATACTCCTACGGGAGAACGTATTTATGACGATGACGGGTTACAACATATTCAAGTGCTTACCTCGCACAAACTGATCGCCGCCGCGCTGAAGGACTACGCGGAGCGGTTGGAGTGCATGACCAACGCCCGCGACGAGGCGGTGGAGTGCTTGGATGAGATTATCCAGCGGTTAGACACCGTCGAGGATGATAGGCGTATTTTGTCGCGCAAGAAGGTCGAAGGGAACAAACAACTTGCACGCATCTTTGAGCGCGTTGTCGGTACAATCGCTGATAGAACATACCATCGGCAATGTACCTACCAGGAATACCACGACCTCAAGGCCCGCGTTGCCGAGCTTGAGGCCGATTACAACCGGCTTGTCTCGCTGCTCGAAAAACGCTTCCCGGCCAATCCTGACGGATCGCAGCCGGACCTTGATGTCGCCGCCGTGCTGACGGAAAACGAGGTGCTCAAGGCCGAGGTGGCCAGCAAGGACGCGGCGCTAGCTGCTGCATTGGCTGCGATTGAGTATGCCGAAAAGTATTATTGCCCAAGTGAAAGTGCCATTGCAGAAGTGGAAGCATTTATCAATGGGTACAGCGGTTCACCAGTCGCCCGCGAGGCGATGGGAGAAAAGTAATGAAAACAATTAGTGAGTTCGGCAGGCATGTTCTTGACAAGATATGTGAATTGGAAGCAAAACAGAAAAAAATAGAAGATGATTTGAGGTTTTATAAAACAATGCGCGATAAAATACTTGGAGTTTGCCCAAAATGTAACGGGCAAGGAGAAGTGAGAGTAATAATTGATATGGATTCATTTGATTATGAATTGTGTAACCGCTGTAAAGGACTTTGTGTTGCTAATGCAGATATCTTAAAGCAACTATTAAATCAAGAAGCGACGGGAGAGAGTGATGTTTGAAGATATCAATATCAAAGAAGGACTAGAAACAGCGAAATATTTAGTCGCTTCTGATTACACTCCGCATGTGTATTGGAGAGTTGCTAAGACAGCTTTGTTACTCCGCGCCCAACTCGCCGCCATGGAGGAGGAGCGGGACTTCTACTGGTCCGTCATCATGGATAACTGCATCATCTACTGCTCCAACCAGGAGTGTCTGTGGGTCGGTGAACCAAATGAATCTATCCTTGAGGTACAGGGCGACAGGCGCGGCATTTCTTGCCCCAAGTGTGGCGGCCACGTCGAGTATTCCGGCAAGGAACAGTGGATGGTGGGGTCGAAAAAGGTGTGGAAGGCACGGGCCGAAGACCTGGAGGAACAACTCGCCGCTGTGGAACAACGTCGCCAGCACTGGCGCAATCGAGCGCATGATCTAGCCATCCAACTCGCCGCCGCGAAAAAGGAAAAGTGCGCTGCAATGCCAAGCGGTATTGTCCGCGACGTGGACGGCGAGACATATTGCTGGCGACAGCAACAACTCGCCGCCTCCAAAACGGCCATGGAGGGCATGGTTGCCGACGTTGTTAGGTTACAGGTTGCAAGTTGTACCTGCACGACCAAGACGGACGAACCACAATATCACGCTGACTACTGTATGTATAAGCGAATTTGTAACATCCTCGCCAAGTGGCGGGAGGGGGAAGTGATGGGCGAATATCACGAAAAAATAAAACACCGTATGGCAGCAAAACTAGCTGGAGTAAATAACTGTTATAAATGCAACTGTGAGGGTTGTGGTCATACAGGTGTCTGTGATTATGATGAATGGCAGCCCAGCCCTGCCGTCCCCATGGACCTAGAGCACATCCGCCATGGCGACGGTGGCGTTTCGCGGCCTGATACCGTCACCGTGAACCGCGAGTGGGTTGAGAAGGTGCGGTGTCTTTGCGATACCTCTGATAGCATGTACGAAACAGCAGATGAGTATATGCCAATTTCGATAAGAACGGCTTGGGATGGCCAAGTGCGCGAGTTCAAGAATGCCCTCGACGCCGTCGAGGCCGGGATGCCCAAGGAGACACAAGATGATGAAGGCTGACCACGACTGCCGTGACAATGGCTGGGGCAACGCCGTCCACCTGGATAACGACGAGGTGCGGCGCAAGGGGCTTAGCGGCAGTGAGACGTATAGGGTGCATGGCTGGAAGACGCCGCACCCCCAAAGGGGGTTCACGTTCATCGTCGAATTTAAGCACAGCCTAGTGAAATTCGAGTTGGTGGAAGTTGAGGTCGCACACGGCATTGTTCCGGACATGTTCATGGGCCGGTGCCGGGCCGTGGAGCAGGAGTGGAAGCCTGGAGAGAGCCCGGAAAGAACCAACAAAACACAGTAATAAGGCATCTAGCATACTACCCAACACCTTTTACTGTTCAACAAGGAATTAACTATGGATCCTTTTACAAAAATCGTGTACGAAAGTGGTGCTGGTGTTCATATAATAATCCTTGCAGTGCTGTTTATTTTTGTCATCTGTGAAACCATCGCAAAAATATATAAGAAAATTTCTATAATGAAGTGCCGTTTTAGACTGTGGGTAAAATCCAAACGAAATGGAAGCCCGGAAAGAATCAACAAAAAACACGGTGACGTCGTTTAACACGTCTAGCACTTCGCCTGACATGTTTTACCATAAAACGCGGACCACGGCCCTTAATTTTATTTAGGATGTCTTCTAACCCTAAGCAAACGTCACAAAAAGGGGATGGTAATGGACAAAGACTTTTTCAACAAGGCAGTGGAACTTGTGCACGAGATGGACGAGCTAAACGAGGCAATACGTGACTGGGAAGGCAACCGTATTGTCCCATCCGTCAGAATCCCCGGGGATAGCGGTATATACCGTACAATGAACGGTGCTAAATGTGATAAGAACATCGTTGCCGATTTCAGAGCCGCTGTTATTGCGGACTTCAAAGCCCGCCTCGCTGCTGCAAAAGCGCAGTTTGATGCACTGTAGGTAACTAACTGTACTACACACAAAAGGCGGGAGCCCGTCTGTCCGCCCAGTGGGACGAGCTCCCGCCACCTTCAAGACCACTACGGGGCTGAACCCGCTAGCAGCTTTCAGGCTATTCCAGACTAGGACTTACGGTAGTCCTCCGGGGGCTTGCCCCAGGCTTCCATCAGCTCGTCCCAGTCATCGTCCGTGATCTTTTCCTTGTTGTATCCATCCAGCAATTTCTGCACTGCCGGAACGCCCTCCTCGATGCCGAACTTGACGATGGCCAGGATAGTGGTTATGCTGAGACCTTCCATGGTTCACCTCCTACTGGGATTCGGATTCGGGTATCGATGGCCAAATGGCGGTCGGCACCTGGATCCCGTAGTTGTTGGCCACGCCAATCAAAGCATCGGCGCTCTCAATCAAGGCCAGCAGTGCCGCCCTCGCCTGGGCAAAGGCGGCTTCAGCCTTGGTGGCGTCGACGGTATCGGCGTTGATAACGGCGTGGTATTCCTTCATAGCCGCTGTGGCGACCAGGCCCGCAGACTGGACGTGCCCGCCGTACTTGGCGATCGTCGCCCACTGCTCCTCCGAGATGGTTCCGTCGTCGGCCATCTTCGCGGCCAACGTCATGGACAGATCGTACGTCGTCTGAGCCGTGTTGTCGATGTTGTAGGCCATCTTCTCGAACTCGGTCTTATTGCATGCCGAAAGGCACACGGCCAAGACCACCGCGAATACGAAGAGTCCTGCCTTCACATATTTCATTTGTCATCCCCTTTGTCCGTGGGCGGACTGCCATCCCCTTCACCGCCATCGAGCCCATCCCGATATTGCTGAAGGCGCTTAATGAATATTCTCGGCACCCGGAATCCCAAGTGCCCCATGTGCTCCAAAACCGATATGGACTCGGATATGCACAAGTAGGCTATGACGAACGTGCGTAGGTTGGCATTGAGCTGGTCTACCGGCAAGTCCACTAAGCACATCCCCAAAACCGTATCAAGCCGATTGGCCAGGATGACGCCGATCCCGTACATGGAGAACTTAACCACCCATCCCATCATCTTGTGACTGGAGACATTATGTTCCCGCCAAGCACGGATGAACCCGAGTGTGAAGTCGATCACCATGATCAGGATGAGGGACAGAAGCAGCTCACCAAATCCGCCGAACAGCCACGTGGCCAAGGACGCCGGGAGTGCGACCAAAGTCTTGATAGCTCCGACGTCACAAAGGTTGCGAACGTGGTGTCCTGCGACATCTGCAATCCAGTTCAGGTCCATTTCTTCATGCGAGGGAATGGTCATTCTGCGTTCTCCTGCTTAATTCACTGACGTGGAAAAGTCGCTACCACGGGAGGGCTATTCATAATCCACCACGGCCCCGGCCTCCACACGTTGCGTCTCGCGATCGGGATAACCATCCTGCCACGGTACCAACAGCACGGCCAGAGCCGGGTCGGACAGCTTGCGTTGGACATGATCCCAGGCCGTGGAGCCGTCGCCTGCCACCTGCGCGTCCACACCGATCTGATCCACGATCTCACCATCCGACACCTGATAGATAATTGCTATTTCCATAGCGTTATATCCCCCTGGGCAGAAACCATCCCACTGTCCATATATAAATAGTTGAATTGTTGGCCGCATTCCCGAGGACTTCGATCTTGCCGTTTGCATCGGTCGTCACGGGAAACGAGCTAAAGGTCAATGTTGAAGTATTTACAATTTGACCCATTTGATTATCTGTGGCTGAACTGCCGTTCGTTCTCCAATACCCGACCATATTCCCATCAACGTAGCGTAATTTTGCTGCAACGACAGCGCGTTGAGCACAACCGAAGAGCGGGATTACCAATACACAATCAGTCCACGCGTCAACGTCCGTATCGTTAATGTTAGTTGCCTGTAATTCATCGAATTGCACGAAATCGCCGCCGTCATGATAGAAGTACTCGATGTTGCCGGAACCATCTATATAAAACGCAAATACGCAGCGGTCGTTGCCGTTATAAAACCCGGCCTTGGCATCGCTCCAGGTAGGGGCCGTGGTGGAGTTGAGCAGCTCCGTGGCCGTCAGCTCGTTGGACCCTAACGTGACCACTGCCGAATCGTCGATATAGAGGTATTGCCACTGCGAGGTACCGGCGTCTGAGGAATCGCCGTTTGTACCGCCAGAACCAATTTGGAATGTAATGTCTGAATCCCAGTGAACGACTTGGTTGGTCGTCCCACTGTGGTAATAGACCCCAGGCCCGACGGTTAATTCATCCGTGTCACTGTAGGTGAATTTGGCCCGGCTCATGACCGCAGTCATAGCCGGGTCCAGGCCCAGGTTGCTCCAGGCCGTGGCCGGGTCGGCCAGGTCGGAAAGGTTGTTGGCGCTATAAAGGTAGGTGTCTTGTTCGGCGTGAAATATTGCCACCACATACCAGTCGGCACCCACCCGCTGCAACAGCACTCGTTTATTTACGCTGTCCAGATCAATATCACTGCCACCAGTGTGTATCTGACCAGCTCCACCACTTTCATGCTTAATAGTCGTTACCCGACTGGCATCTGCACATCGCAAAATGATGAAGCGACTCTCAGGGTGGTTGGTAGTGGCTATGTTATCCAAATCATCGGATGCTGCATCCGACTCGGTATCGACCGTGTGACTGGCAGCGGTCGGCGTGATTGATCCGCCACTGACGGTCAGCTCCGATTCGGCGGCACCACCAAGAATTTCCGCCAACACATTCAAGATGGGTGTGATCAACCCGGTCTTGAACTCGCCCTCATCCCTTGCGTCGTTCAAGTAAGTAGTAGCCGGAATGTCCGTCATGTCTTTATCCTCCAGTCAGTTAGTAGCCTTGTATATGTGCGTCCACAGATCCGGTCGTGGCCGCTTGAAGATCGTTATACGCCTTAACCAATGGACCATCCGTTTCATCCTTATCATGCACTCTGACTGACTCCGCATCCCCGCCGTCATCCTGCAACGTCAGTAGCACCTGCTTGATGGACCGAAACGTCTTGGTCAGGGGCAGTCGAGTCCCTAATGCTGCGATGGCTACGTCGTTGAAGAACTCATTGACGTCCACGGCATCGAACACCACATCCAGCTCGGACACAGTTCCCTGCGTGTTGCCGCGCCCGATCTCCAGCTTGAAGAAGTATTCCAGATCGTCCTCGGGTGGGGATAAGTATCCAGGCCAGTTGGCATAGTCAGTCGGGCCTTCCCAGAACGCCGCGTCGTCATCCCCGGTCCAGATCGGGTTGTCATCATTCCCTGTCCAGAGGATGGCCTGGCTGTCAGTGGCGTAGTAGAGCTTGACATCGGCCCCTGTAGTGGTCTTGTCTATGATCAGCCGGTCCTCAGCTCGTAATGGACTGGCGGCTGCTGGCACCGAATATGTCCATTCGTAAGTCATCTTCTTGTACGTACTGCTCCACCACTCGTTCGTGCTCGTACCAGTCCAAGTCGGGTTGTCGTCGTCCCCCTCCCAAATGTCGGCACCGTCGGCCTTGAGCACGCCACCGTCGACAGTACAATTCGTCTTGGTGCCGGAGAAGGTAGGATCCTCACTATCCGTTTCTATCACATTGGCCGCTTCTACGCCAATTATGTTACGGACGAGAATGGCGGGATTTTCACTTTCATTTCCAGCACTGTCAACCGCCCACACGAAGAATGTGGTGGTGCCGCTGGCCCAGGAAACGTCCACCGTGGTTGCCGTAGTCGGGCTGCCCTTGATGTCGGTGGCTGAGTTGCCGTTGCGGTTGTTCCCCTCATTGTAGGCAATACGGTAGTGGGAGAAGTCAGCCGGGCGAGAGATGTCGGCCCAGACGAGGCTACCATCCTCATACATCAGCTGACCCACGTCCGGGGGCAGCGAGGACTTGCCGATGATGTATATGCCCTCACGAGTGGCCCACTTGGAACCAAGGCCAACAAGGGACACGGCCCGGACCCGGACATCGTAATATTCCCCCTCAGTACATGGGCCCATGAACTGTGACCACGTGCCGTGTGAAACTACTCCACCTTGAGCCCACGAACTGTCCCCCGCATCTGACAATTTGTACTGGAACTGAAAGTCCACCTGTCCTGGCCAGCCAGCCCGATTCCAGATGAAGTTCGCCCGGATACCAGGCTGCAGTATACCCCCAGTATAGACAGCGAGGGCGGTTTCGTCCGCGTAAATCTGCTGCAGGGACGGGGCCGGTGGCACGTCTCTCTCGTACCGCACAGGGTACGTGATCTTAGGGTCATAGTCGGGAATAGCCCCAGTGTCAGCCGAGTGCACTGCAGGGGCATGCTCCTGGAAGAAGATCCGCGCTTCCAGTTCGGACACCGGCTGCACCCCAACGCACACCATCTCGGATTCGTCAATGGTGGATTCACGCAGGGAAATGAGGTCATCCACTGCCGCGCTAGTGCCGATGCCACCGCTGTTGGTAAACGTCAACTGTGTATACGTGGTGGTTGCCCCCGGCTCCACCGTGCCGATGGCGAACGTATTGTCGGCCAACCGGACCCGCGCCTGGTACGTCTTGGTGCTGTCCAAGTCGAAGCTACCATCCACGCTCACCTGCGTCACGTTACCGCTTCCGTCCGTATCATCGATGCTGGAAATGCGGGGGCTCACACCAACCCCCAGCAGCGGGACGTCATGCTGGAAGACGAACATATCGCCCCTGTTGAGAAGCAGGTACTCGAAGTCCTGAACGGAGCTGAACACCTCCGGGCGCAACCGGGCCGCTGCCAAGCGGTACCGGGCTTCTTTCCAAGCCTGATCCGCGCTGGATACGCCGAGCAGGTCCAAAGTATCGATGTTGGTGGCGCTGTCAGCGTCGTACCCGTCATCGTACACCACGATCTCGTCCTGTTGGTACCCGGCTTCCGCGTTGGGGAATCGGACCCGCAGGGTGTGAGGGGCAGCGTTTTTAAAATTCTTGGACGCGCTAAAATCCCGGCTATTGCGCGGCGTGATCAAGGCTCGCGGGGTGGTGTGCACCTTGTCCTGTACCACCGTGTGCTTGTTATCATACATACCCCGACTGGCCCGATACGTGCTGGCGATGAAGTCCAATGCCTCGGCCACTATCGTCGGGTAGTCGAACACGTGGTCGAAATACCACCCGTTCGTATCCGCATCATTAGCCCAGTCCACGATATTGTCGAAGTAAATGCGGGAGTCGCTGATGGCCAAGTTGTTGCTGTCCCCCTTCATCACTTCGCAATAGGCCCAAGCCGGGTTGCGTGTCTTCTCGGTGCTCCACGTTTCCAGTGTATCGTCGTACACCGGTATCAGCGCTTCCGCAATGCAGTTGTAATTGTCCACGGCCCCGTTCAGCTGATTACTGGCCCTGATCTCCATGTCCACAACGGTAACTGGAATGTCGAAATTCAGCGGGGCAAAATTCTGGAACGACTTGATGGCCGTCAGGTACATGGTGTCGTACACTTGGCGCAACGACGTATTGCTCTCAGTCGTACGCTTGATGCGAAACTGGTATTGCCCTTCCGCCACTGGGATACGGAACGACTTGCGGAACATGGATCGGGTCGACTCCGTAAACGTGTATGTCGTCCCATACGACGTTTCTGTTATTATACAATCGTCGCCAGGAGCGTCTATGTAGTTTACAGCAGTTGCTGCCAAAGTTGCACTATATCCGTATATTACGAAATCGAACGGGACACCGCCACGCGTCCCACTAAGAAATTCCACATTCTGTATTTGTAAATCATCCACATTGAGCCTGGCATCTGTAAATCCAGTAATAGCTACAGTCTGCCCATTGAACATCTGGATGGTATTTTCGTCCTCTCCTACATTGTTGCTCCACGCACCATACAAATACATCCTACCTGCACGGCTGTTACTTGCTCCGTACCCTATTCCTTCGTGTGCAGTTAACGTATTCGAATCTGGTGTCGTCCCACCAAGTATGGCAGCTTTCCACGTTGCACTGCCCACTTTCTTGTATTGTGCCTGAAATGCTACCGATACTTCCCTGTCTTTACCCCTACTGGTCACTCCGAACAACTGGTTGAACCCGATGTCGAACCCGATCTCGGTCACACCATCTTTCGTCGTGCGCGTAGTGTAGTCGTCTCCATATATCAATTCCAGTTCCAGGTTCTCCTGCACCACGGAGCCCTTGTACAACGGTGGGTACCAATCTCGCACGTCCAGATTGCGATAGATGTTAAATTTAACATCTTCGTAGTCCCCGAAGTCGGTCTCGCCGAGCTTGTGTTCCGACAGCTCGTAGTCGCCTGCCCCAATCACAAACAGACACCGCACGTATTCATCATCCCCGTTGATGAACGTGTAAGGCAGCGCCCCATAGTCCGGCCAAGACCGGAACTTACCAAACCCACGGGACAGTATTCCATATTTGTTGATCCGGTTGCGAGGACCATCTATGGAGTACACATTGGATCCGGCCTGAATGCCGGATATGCCGCCAGAAAAAGTGGGCAGCGACGCATTGGGACTGGGCGGTTGGCTGAGCATGTTCATTGCCAGCCCACCAACGATGCTGACGGAAGCACCAGCAATCATGGCTCCCATCCCACCAGCAGCAAACGACTCACCGAGCAATCCAAGACCAGCAGGGCCCAGGGCTCCAGCTGACACTGCAATGGCTGCCGCCATGATGGCTATCTGCAGCACCACCATGCCGGTGTCCTTACCACCATCACCGCCCCCGCCACTGGCGGGGATCTGCTTCACGTAAACGACGTCGTTTACTGTGGGGTAGGTCGACTCCCACTTGACCACTGGAATGGCTCGGCCATCATTCATCCATACCAGGATGTCTGATTCCGGCAGCATCTTTTCCGCAGCATGGGCCACGATTTCAGCAATGCTGGCCCCCTCGCCATACGAAATGAGGTCAACTTGGTCGCTGAATATGCTGGGACGAACTAGCGTCTTGATCTGAGTCCGGCTATGTTCCGACATACCTGAATATCCCCTTGAATCGCTTCTCCCATTCCCCGTCGGTAAACTTTGCCGTGGACACGTTCTTGCCTTTCAGTATGTGCAGAAATTCTTTGCCCCCCAGGTATACCCCCACATGGTCATACCCGGCCACCAGCAGCCGTACGGCATCCCCCGGCTCGGCATACACGCGACCCACCTGCGTCCACTCACCCAGACGGTCAGCGACGGCGACGGCGACGGCCTCCCTGTCCCCGTCCAGCACCATGGCGGCGCTGTATGCGGGCACATCCAGACCGAAGTATTCAGTGGCACAGTAATAATACAAACCGTAGCAGTTGAAACCATCCGGGCCACGACCTCGTCGCTGGTATGGCTTCCCCAGCACGTCACGCACCATCTGTGGTATGTTAACTTGTCGTTTCATGGCCGAACAGTCCCGGTGCGGTGTTGGGGGTGAATTTCTGGTACGGGTATTGAGTATCCAGGAACAGCTCCGCCCCAAGGTTGCCCTGAATGACTATGGCATTGTAGATGACGTCTTCCAACGTCATCACAATAGGCCCACGTTCGATCGTATCCGGATCCGACTGTCGAGCAATGTTGATGGATATGGTCGGACTGGACGAGATGGACCGAATGCTGTCGATGATCTCCCGGCTGACATTGTCAATCCGCAGAGTGGACCTGGGCACTTCCTGGTCCCTGTCGTTGGGCAGCGTGATGCGGAAGGGGAATGCAATATGGAAATTACCGTTGCTGGTAATCCCCGCGTTGTCCCCGCTGGTCTCTGGCCGCACCTCGTCCTGAACAAAATACAGCGTCTCACTGAGGTCATCGTGTTCGATCGTGACCAGTATGCACAGAACGTCTGTGCTCTGGGGCGCGGTAGCCTCTCGGACAAAGTCATCGCTGGGTGTCATGTCGGTAGCACCATGATTTCGACGTCACAGAAATAATCGTTCGGCCCCGCCGGAGTGTAGACGGGCCTCTTCTTACCATAACGGCATTTGGTCAGGTTCTCATCTCCTGCCGGGCCGGGCCACTCGAAAGTGCCAACACCGTTGGACAGGGTGGACGTAAAGAACGTCTCATGCGTGACCCTATTGGTAGCCGTCATGTAGTAACGGCCACTCACGGTACGAACCACAGCAGATCCTCTGGCCCGAACCTTGGGGGGGCCTGCACTCATTTCGCTGAACACGCGGCTGTCCCCAGGATTATCCTTGACCGAATCAGGCATCATGGCCTGAGGAAAGCCGTTGGCTGTCGGCCAGACGTCTGCCATTATCCTATCCTCCCGGACCGCTTGAGGTTGAACGTCTTCGTCAGCTTCTGAGTACCAGGACCGTTACGGTCAATGTCCCGCACCATGGCCTCGCCAACGAGCACATCGATGTTGAAGCCACCACCACCTTGTGACGTGCGGACATCGGCGTCACCACCACCATACACGTTAATTGTGATATCTCCACCGCCACCACCCACAGCATGGACACCTAATACTCCATTATTCATCCGTGCCAGCGGCAGGATCCCCTCCTCACCGGCCTCACCCATCAAGCCCGTCCCCTTTGCAAAGGGGAACAGAGTGGGCTGGCTGACAATGCCTCCTTGGGCAAAAGCCATCACGCCATCGTGACCGAAAGCCCCTCCCTTTGCCCCAGTCCAGACCCCCGACGAGCTGTAGCCACGGACGTTGTACGTCGGGCCGGAGAAGACCCTCGCCAAAGCCCCGGCTAGAGGACCTGTAATGGACGATCGAATGGTGATCCGCATGAGATCGCTGATGATGGAATTCGCCATGTCGCGGAAGGAAAACTTGCCGGTCTCCGTGAACTGGAGAATGGCGTCCTCCATTCCCTTCATACCAAACTCCACTGCATTAGCAAGCTGGTCGGACAACTTGCCCGCTTCCGTAGCGTAGTCCTTAAAGCCGCGAACCAAGCCGTCCGTCAGCTCGTTAGTGCTCTCCTCAATGGCTGTATTCTTGGCCAGCCACATATCAATTTCTTTCTGATCGGCAGTGGCGTTGATCTCGTACAGCTTATCACGAAAGGCCTGCTGGTTCTTGATGATCTTACGGGCTTCAGCCAAACCGCCATCCCCGGCCCGGCGCTGCTGCATCCACACCAGCTCCTCACCACGGGACAGCCAATTCGGGTCTTCTCCGCCCTTACCACCACCAGTGACCGCGCCTTTGTCGACCTCGTTGAACTTGGCCCGGCTGGCATTGATCTGGGCTGCTCGAATGGCTGGGTCAAGAGAGATGTCTCTTGAATTGGCCATCCCCTTCATCCGATCCAGCTCTTCGTCACTGCTGGACATGCGGGTCCAGAGCTCACCCCAACTCATGTTGCTGAGTTCACGTGCCCGCTGCAGTTCTTCATTAGAATAGCCAGCCCCCCACTTCAGCCACCAGTCATTCGCGGCTTCCATAGGCTTGCGAATGACCTCATCAATGGCAATACCAACGGCAAGAGCTTGAGCAGCAAAAGCAACTCCTGCCTTGCCCCCAAACAGAGCGACCAACAAACCCGTTTCTTGTACGATCTGCGGCAGATTCGCCCATCCCTGTGCTATGCTAGCAAACAGAGACACGACGTTCTTCGTCAGGGCCGCGACATCCCCAGCCATGTCCGCCCATTCTCCCTTATTCTCTCGAACGAAATTCGTTAAGCTGCGAATGGCATCTTCTGCGTCGCTCGCCTCCTGCGCGAAGATATCCAAAGCCACCCCCTCCAGAGCGGACTTCAATTCCCTGAAGGCTCCGGCAGTGGTGTTGCGCATCCGGTCGGCGAGTGTCTTCATCTCACCATCGGCGTTGCGCAGCTTTTCGGCCAGCTCCTCGTAAAACGGAATATTCTCCTTGAGGATAAGAGCAGCCAATCCGGCTCGTTGGCCAAAAATGTCCAGCATGGTTTGTGTGTCAGCCCCGCGTTCGTTCAACAACTTGAGAGCATCGACGAATGACTTGGTCGTGCCATCCGCATTGTAGGCACTCTCCCCATAATGCTCGAACGCCTTCGTTGCCAAAGTGAACGCCATTCGAAGTTGCGTACCGGCCATGCTGCCCTGGACGCCCGCGTTGCCGAGGGTGCCGATCATGGCCGACAGCTCTTCAACGCTGATCCCGAAGCCCTTGGCTACGGGAGCCGCGTACTTAAACGATTCGGCCATCATATCCATATTGGTGTTCGTACGAGTGATGGTACCAATGAACGTGTCACCAACACGGGTTAGCTCATCTACTCCAAGCCCCATGGCCGTTAAGGCGTTGGTGGAAATGTCAGCAGCCCGACCAAGATCTATAGCTCCAGCCGTTGCCAAATCCAAAGTTCCGGGCAGAGCTTCGATGGCTTTGTCTGCCTCGAAGCCCGCCATGCCCAAGAACTTCAGGGATTCAGCCGCTTGGTTGGCGGTCCACTCTGTGGTCTCACCCATCCTGCGGGCGGCTGCTTCCAGCTCTTTGTACTGCCCCTCAGCAGCCCGCATCACGCCCTGAACCGTTCGCATGGTCTGCTCAAATTCCATGCCAAGGGACATGATCTCCTTCGCCAGAAGGCCAATACCAAGCCCGGCAATTGCGGATTGCAGGGAGAGGACGCTGGTGCGCATCGTAGCCATGGAACGGCCGACGGTGTTCTCCATACCGCGGAACTGCGCTTTGGCGCGGGCCATGTCTCCCGCAAGCTGGTGGCCTGACAGCCGCAAATGCGCGGTCAATTCACCAATGTTCTCACCAGGCATCCTACTTCCCCTTGTCCTTCTTGCGTTTTCGTTTCTTTCCCTTGTTGCGGCCGAGTTTACGCTGCTGTTCCTTGTGAAGACCCTTGAGCAACGTCTTCATCGTTTCTGTTGACTGCTTCGGAGACCGCAGCACCGCCAGTTCCCCAGACCAATCCATGGTGAAGTCCAAGGGGCTGAACGGCCTGCACCCCTTCTGCCGGTTGATGTTGGCCAAGGTGGCAGCAACAATAGCAGACCCGGTGTCTTCCGCCTGCCTGCCCCATGGCTCCAATTTGAAAAACGCTTTCCATTCTGTTTTCTCCATTGAACTCATCTTGGAATTCATCTCAGCCACGGTCATACCCAGGCGCAGAGCTAATCGGAAGTCGAATCGCCGCTCTGGCCTGTCTCGGAGTTTTTTTCGGCCCGATCCACGGCACCTTCACCAATACCAGAAATCTGGCGGACCTTCCGCCAGATGCGCACGATCGGGGCATTGGACTTCTTGCCCAGTTCCTTGATGTCAGCCGTGGTAAACAAGCAACGACCCTTTTCGTCCACGACACTGAGCGCCACCAGGACTGCCTTGACGTTGCGCTCCTTGGGCTTCTCTCCCTCCACCGCCGGGAGGTTGTTCTCATAGATGGAGATCTCATACTCGTCGTTCTCCTGGGCGGAGAGGGAGCGGACACGAACCTTTCCTCCCCACTCAGGACAGCCGACGTAGTCAAAGATCCTGTCCTTGGTGCCAAGAATGTCATCCCGACCCAACAACTTCAGTTCCTGTTCCATGACTGCCTCCTACTTGTGCAGGTTGTTGAGCTTCTCCGCCTCCATTTCAGGCGTATAGAAGCAATAGTGGTGAATTTTGGTGTCTGCCAGCCAGGCCATACAGCCCTTGCCAGGCCACGTCGGCCTGGCATATCCCTTGTACGGTCGGTAGCCAATGTTCGGAATCCATTTGAACGCCTTACAGTGGCGTGCGCCGGGGTACTTGCGGACTTTACGACCTGGATTGTCCACGACCATTTCATAGTCAAACATCATCATGTGCCGCTGCGAATCCATGAACGCGGATAGCTCTCCGGCGAAACCCTCTCCGTACCGCTCATCCGAGTCCGGGAACAAAACCACATCCGGCTTCACCGGATCCAATGCCCGGACCAGTTGCTCGCGCCAGTTCCAGCGGTTCCACTTCTCCCGGCCCCGAACGCCGATCACGTCTTTGACCGTCGGCGGAATGGAAGCCACACATTCCTTGTAAAGCTGCTTGCACCCGGTGATCTTGTCAAACCGCAAGACTAACGTATCGCAGTACTGCGCAAGGTCTGCGACCATGGTAGTGGCCATGGAGAAGTCGCTTATCGCCATCAGGCCGGCAACGCGCATGTCTGACGCTCCTCGTGTAAAATTTTAACCAGCGGGACGTACCTAGCCCCCGCCCGGCGGGGGGTGGAGTCCCACATGGTCGCTATGACATCCACACCACGCTCCTGTAACGTGGTGATGTACTCCGCAAAGATTCCATCCCGTCCCCAATTGCGGCGTGGCGGTTCGTTGCCATTACGAAGTGCAAACTGCTTGAGGTATCGATCCCGATAATCCTGCCAACGCCGTGTCAGATGCTTGGCGAGATCCGTTCCGGAGCGTAAGGTTTTCTCAACGTCCGCCACAGCCCGCAGATGCACATCCGGCAAGTATTGGTAGAAATGCCGCCAGTCGTTCTGCTCGACTCCGACGTAAACGATCCGATTAGCTCCCATAATGTGAGCAAGATGTGTCGCTGCCAGCGCCACATTCTTACTGGTCCGAACATGTGAACCACCCCGAAAGTCCCGCTCCAGGAATCCCTGATACTGCCGTTTGCCAATAGGAGTCAGATTGCCGAAGGACCGCATCCCCTTGGAGCAGCACAGATGCAATAAGAGAGCCTTGTACTCCCGTCGTTCATATTCGCATTCTGCGAAAACCCCCATCGCTACATAAGACGACAGGAAGTACTTAGTCGGGATGCGGTATGGCACCATGTTAAGACCGATGGCGGTACTCCCACTGAGCTGCTGCATCTGCGGCTGAGTTAAGAACAGCAACTGCGGCCCGGCTCCTATGATGAACACCGTCTCGCCGACGTGCTGCTTCTCCAAAGCAAATACTGTCCGGTCTCTTTCCGGAGTAGGAACAGGCGGGTGGTACATCACTCAACCACCTCCGGCTTCATGCACTTGGCCTTGCCGTAACTCACCCCATCCCACCAACTGAGCAACTCCAGCGCTCGACGGTTGTACTCCCGCGCCAATTTGATCCCCCGGTTGAGGGTAAACTTGTTGCGCCTGGCCAGAGACTGTGCCACATCCAGCACCTCCCGCTGGATGTAAACGAAGTGGAGATTCTCCACCAGGGGAAGATACAACTTGGCCGTCAAACAATTTCGCGGATCCTTCCAGCCCCACAAGTAAGTCTTGTTGGAGATTGCTTTCTGCTGAGTCTGACGGACGATTGCCAGTATTTCCATCCGGTATTGCAGCCCAGCATTGATAATCTCATCCTCGGGCGGTGGGCAACACCAACTACCCCCGGCAGCCTTGAGAATCTTATCATTTAGCCGCATGAACTGCTGGTCCTCCCAATGGAACCGGGATACGTCCCCCATATTCACACCGACTTGACTGAGGCCTTGAGCAACAAGGCTGGTCGCCGAGCGATGCATACCGAGCACGATGAAACACTTCGGCACGGGCCGCATCTTGTGTCCGGTGACGGATTTTACAAAGTCTGACATGACTCCCCCGAATGATTGACAGCATGCACTAGCAACGGAACAAGCTGCGTGTCCCAAATCCGTTCGAAACCGAACTCCCAAACGTGCTCCCTGCTTGGCAGACGATCCAAGATTCGGCGGGCCAGCTTGTCGTAGTAGTCCTCACCGTTGCGGACTTTGATCCTGTCGCCGGATCGGGCGTCAGGCTCGCCAGGAATCTTGGCCGTTGCCTTGAACAGAATGGCGTCTTCGCCTGCGAACTCCACGCCGGGCGCGAGGTTCTCATTGACGACGAGCAGGTTGCCGGAAATCTTGGCTTCCAACAGCACGTTGGGACAAACCTCCCGCCAGCTACCGAAAACGAATACGTTGGCGACGCTGAACAGGTTCATCACCGCCTGCCGGGGCAGCGGCCCCTTCTGATCCACGATGTCGCTGGTGAAAATGTAGTCCTCTCCGTAGGCCAGCCCAAGACGCTCAGCCAGCTCCTTCTTGCGCTGGATTTGGAAGGCATGCGCCCGCGCGTTAGCGTTGGCCAAGATCAGGGCGATGGAAGCCCCCTGGCGCTTGAGGGCGGCGTGGATATGCAGGACTTCGTTCAGCCCCTTGGCGTCAGCCCGCGTGATGCAGAACGGGAAGATCTGGACGACCTGCTTGTTCGGAATGTCCAGCATCTTGGTGATCTGCCATGCGTAGTCGTGAAATCCCATCTGGCTGCGGAAGTCCTTGGGATTGCAGACACACGCCACGTCTTCCTCTGGCACCCCGTACTGTTGTGCCACACCCCACTTCTCGGACTCGTTCATGTACACGAGTGTCGAGTTCTCCATAGGGGTGAACCGCAGGGATTCGGGGTACGGGGCTCTCTTGGGCTTGTTGAACGCCGAATGGATCCAGTGGAGCCAATACTTGTGCTGACCACGGGCCTTGAAGTCCTCGTTGGCCTGCCGCATGGCCGCATTCCAAGCCAGGAAATTGCCTTTGCCTTGGTAGATGAGGTCTGCGGTCATTATGATGTCGTACGGCTCCAACACTCTGCGATAATCCTTGCGGAAGAACCGGACGCGCTTGTCAAAGTCCTCGTCCTTCGGGATGGACTTTAGACAACTCCTCTGCCTCGGGTAAAGATCGGGCGGACACGTTTCGTTGACCAAGAACTCGAAGTCCTGGTCGTAGTACTCCAGGAGCCGGGCACGCTCATGCCAACCAACGGACAGAGCGTACCCGGCCTGGTAACTATTGAAGTGGGTCAGAATCCCGATCCTGGGCTGATGGTGTTCCATCCCCTACTCCATGTTCTAGGTGGTCGTGGTGGTCGAACCGGCGTAGAAGTCAGTGGCGCCGGTTACCTTGATGGTGACGTCGACCATGACCGCATCGTCGGGCTGAATGTTGAGCGGGATGTTGGTGACCAGGCCCGAGAAGCTGAACGTGGACTCGTCGTCGTCCGGCAGCACGATCTTGTAGTCGACCACCGTGTCCGATTCGAAGTCAGTCATCAGTTTGTCATAAGCAGCGTTGGTCATCAGCATGCCCAAGGTCACCTCGCCACCATCACGGAAGCCCGTGATGAACTCGCGGTAACCGCCGGTCGAGTTCAGGCTGGTGACGTCAATGGTCTCGCGGCTCATGCCGGGGCCGGAAATGTTCCGGACTTCACCGAGGGACGACCACGAACCGGGTGTGTCCTCTCGGTAAAGTACTGTTCCGACACCACTGAAAGCATCAGACATGGCGTTGATCCTCCTATGTGCTCCGCATCAAACGGAAGTTGACGGAAAACAGGTTGCGGCGCTGCTGGTCCTGCCCCAAGGTCAGGATATCGCTATTGCACCAAAACCCGTTGTACTTAGTCAGGTTGATCGTTTGCGGCGACAGTCCCAGGATAGTATCCCGGACCGTTTCTGCCAGTGCATATGTTGGGACGAACTGGTTCGGACCACCACGAATCAAGGCCTGCACCAAGGGGTAGTAGAGGTCCAACCCCTTTTCAGGCTCCCGCCACGATCCGGTGTCCCGGAGCGTGATGCACTGGTCTGGATCCGTCGGCTGCACATTGACGAAGATGTCAACGCCAGTCGTACCCACACCAGCACTCTGCAGGGCTGTGGCCATGTCCACGGCGGGCGAGCTCATATCCGTCCCTCCCTTACCAAGATGTCGAACACACGTTTCTGGTTTTCGAACAAGGCCCGCTCCAGGAACTTGGGACCAGAACCGGGCTTGCGGAAGTGGTACGTCTCTGGCATTTCGTGCACGTACACAGCGTAGTCCGCCGTCACACGAATTTCAGCCCTGGAACCGAATGCACCGTCCGGCATCACTTCCGTTTCATGGCTGTTCACGAGGTTGCCCGTGTCTCCTACAGGGCAATGCTCCATCGACCCCCGCTTCACCAGCAGGGCCGCTTTGGCAAGTGCCCCTCGCTCACGAACAGCCACTTTGGCCATCTTGCGGGACACGTTGCCTAGTACCATTGACATCCCTCTTAGAGCCATGCTGTCCTCAGGTATTCGGTCGCCCGCAGGTTTGGCAGATTCTCGAACTTGCGGATCGGACGAGCTGCATCTGGCGGCATGAACGTGGGTTCTTCCGCCGTTGTAGTTGTTGAAGTTACGCCGGTGTAATCGCCGAGAGCCAGAAAGCCTCCGACTTTAAGGACTTGGTCTACATACACTTTCGCTTGAGAGACGGCTTCCCGCCCCTCAGCGTCGATGAAGTTTTCCGTGATGTCTTCCCACCGGCACTCCACCAGTATGGGGGAGCCAAACGCGACTCCCCCGTACATGTCTGGAGTCGCAGGCCAGTACGTGGCCTGTTGCTTGCGCATACGTGAGATGATACTCATGTCAGCGCCTGCAGAACGGCAGAACGTGTCCCGCCGTACTTGTTGATTTGGAACAGCGTCCCGGTTGTATCGAGCATGATGGCCTGCTGACCGTATGTCGTCACCTCAAGCCCGAGTCCGAGCTTGTATTGGTATGACTCCCCGACCGAGCCAGCCTTTTCACTGGCCCGGCGGGGGTCACGCAAGGCAACGTAGTGGGCAGCAAGCCACCGCTCCACCTCTTTCAGCTGGGCATCAGTCAAGATGGCCTTTTCATCCACCTTGTCAACGAGCAACCCTGCTGCCGTGATGAACGGAGTGAGGTCCGTCACCTCCGTGGAAACGTCGATGATCGCACGGACCTCATCTGCCGTAACTCTAGCCATTTTTCAGCGTCTCCCCGAGAGCCGCCTTGCCGTGGACCTTTCGGCCGTCGGTCAGCAAGTACCAACCGCCGCCGAGTTCCTGCTCCACTTGCAGCTTTTCAGGTTTCGGGGACGGGACCTGGGTCGGGTTTTCCTTTTCGGAGGACTTGTCGGCCCGATTGTCGCTCTCTTTTTCAGGGGGCAGAGCCTGTTTCGGGGGCGGGGGACGCCTCCGCCCTCCTTCCACCGGTTCGATCTGGTCACCCAGCTGACGGATCTCAGCCGAGCTGGGGTAGAACACCTGCCCATCACCCGGCTTGAACAGCCGCGACTCGCCGTCCACACGACGACGGTACAAACCACTCTTCATCCGGTAGGGTTTGCGCTCGGTCTTTGCCATGGCGGACACTCCTTTGTTACCGACCTACTAGGCCGTGGTAGTCGTGGAGGTCGCAGCCTCGAAGGCATGGACGATGCCGGCAACGGTGTTGCCATCCTCGTCCTCGGTGCTCTTCATGCGCGGGATCATGGCCCCCATGACCTTCATGTGGGACACGAGACCGCCCAGGCTGTTCCATTCTACATTGCTGATGTCCTGACCCAAGGCCAGGTCCACGACGTCGGAAGTCATCTGCACGAGAATGACCTCGTCGGACTCGATGACGTCGGACGTCTTGACGGCGTTGAGCTGCGGGATCATCATCAGACGATCCATCCAAGAGCCGTTCTTGTAGTCGGAGTAGTCCTCCATCAGGGTGGTCCAGTAGTTGCTGGGCACGTACAGGTTGAACGGGCCGTAGAAGCCCGCGTCGGCGGCGGTCTCGATCATGTGCAGGACGTCGGCGACCGGATCCTGGCCGGACGCGGCGTCCCATGCGGTGCCGATGTTGGTGCGCAAGCGTGAGGGGAACGTGGTGTAGCCGTAGACGGAGTAGGAGTCGTTCTTCAGGGTCAGGCCGTTGAACAGGATGTCCTCAAGCTTGAGGACGACACGCCGGGTGGCGGCAGCGGCCTGGACGGTGTCGATGGACTGGCCGAGCTTGCGGCTGGCCATCAGACGCCGGATGTTGATCCGGTACCCCTTGTGGATGATGGGCACCGGGACTCCCTGCGTGGTGAACTCGATCGAGTCTTCCTGTCCGGGGGTCTCACCGCTCATGTCCACGTTGGCGTCGGACATCGCACTGGTGTTCTCCCACTCAGACGTGAGGACGCCCAGGCCGCCCAAGTTGTGGACCAGGCCCATGGCGCGCAGATCGGCGATGCCGGACAGGCGCTGCATGGTGGCCTGGATGATGGCGGTGTCCAACAACTTCCACTCGTCCTTGCGGAGCAGACCGTTGGTGCGCAGGCCATTGATGTTGAAGTCGTTCGCGATCAGGTTCTGTACGAGACGCGGCTCCATACCGGCCCCGATGCTGAACAGACCCTTCGGCGAAGACACGTTGACTTTGGCTCTCATAGCGTTGTCTCCTTTTGATGCTTGCGGGTCCGCTTACGCGGCCTCGATGAGCAGCTTGTCGTTGGCGCTGGTCGAGGCATTGGCCTCGAGGGCGTAACCGACGATCGTGGTATCGTAGATGGTCTCGGTATAGGTGGAGGTGGTCTTGGACATGTCCACCGTCACGGTCTCGGCCGAGTACTCCTTGAGCTGGCCGTTGGCATTGGAGACCAGGGCGTCGCCGATGGCAATGTTCTGGCCGGTAGCCATGCGGGCCTGGATCTCGTCACCGGGCCGGGCCACGACGTACTTGCAGTTGTCACCACTGGCGTAGGTGTCATCGACGGTATCGCCGATGTCGGAGTTCTCCACGCAGAAACGCGGGATGGCGTTGCCGCCCGCCGTAGCGTGGGCGATCAGGTTGCCAGACGAGTTGAGCACCACGAGATACCCGGGATACAGGGTACCCCCGGCGGTGGCTTCCTTGGTGATCGGATCACCCTTGACGACCGTGTTGCGATACGAGCTCATGGTATATCCTCCTATGTGCTCTCGTTATGGTTGAAGGCCTACTGGTCTTTCGGGGCCTGGGTCTCGGCCAGGACGCAGGGCGCCATGTCACCGGGGCCTTCGTCGCCGTCGTTCAGCGACGGGGTCGGGCCACCGGCCCGACCGGCGTAGCTCTTGCCC